ATCAAAAAAGAAAAGGTCGGCCTTGTGCCGGCCTTTTTTTTTAGGTGTATTATAATATATTGATCATTGATCTGATCATACCAATTTTAATGAAGAGGTCAATTATGGCATGGCAGGATGAAATGACTATTACTACTAGAGTATTAATTAATGATTTAGATACTCCATATGAATTTAGTGATGATAGAATAGAACAAATTTTAGTAGTGGCAGCAAAATATGTGCAATTTGATGTAAATTTAAGTTATAAATATACTATAGATGTTGTTAATAAACTAATGAGTCCTGATCCTACCGTTAATAGCGATGAAATTTTTATCAGTTTAGCGTGTCTAAAAGCTTCGTGCATTATTGATCAAGGTACATTACGCACCAAGGCCGCTTTAGAAGGCATTAGAACAGCTCTAGGACCCGCAAGTTTAAGTGTAGGTGGTTCCGTTGATGGTTGGAAAGCTATTTTAGAACACGGAGCCTGTGCTTTATATGATGAGTTAACTAGTCATTGGGATGTGAAGGAAGCCACAGCTTGGGCAGCAGTATTGTCTCCATTTGTTAATAATAGATATGATCCAAGATATCTTAATGTTGGTCCGTTTAGAAATGTTGGAAATAATGACTTTTACTCATGAGATAGAATATGGCCTATCCAGATTTTTCACTATTACAATCAATATATAATAAACAAATTAATTTATTATTAGCTAATAATGGATTAACAACAAGATGTGATTTTAATTTTGGCATAACAAATACTAATATTTGTCCTAATTGTATATATGATGTTAGTTTAAAAAAATCTTCTGGTAAATATAAGTCTGGTGGACCTGTTCCTTTTGCTCTTGGTAAAATTTGTCCATACTGTAATGGTGTTGGATCGTATGGTATTGTTAATACTTCTACAGGATATTTAGCAATCATATGGGATTATAAAAAATGGATAAATCCACCTCCACAAATAGATAATCCTAATGGTTATATTCAAACAATTTGTCACAGAGACTATTTGCCACAAATACGTCAATGTAAAGATATGACTGTTGTTTATAATAGCAGCGGATCAAATCCGATATTTCAGCTCTATGGCGAACCCAATCCTGCTGGTTTGGGAGATAATGAATATTTATTTACTATGTGGAAAAAAATTGGCGTTAATAATTCTATTCCTGTTACTCTAACGCCCACCCCAGGACTTACTGCGACACCAACAAAAACTCCTACTCGTACTCTCACTCTTACAAGAACATCAACTAGAACACCAACAAGAACTCAGACCCTGACTCGATCACCTACGTCAACTCCAACGTCTACTATTGGAGTATCAGCAACACCGACAAATACTCCTACACCAACTATTGGAGTATCAGCAACACCGACGAATACTCCTACACCAACTATTGGAGTATCAGCAACACCGACGAATACGCCTACGCCCACACCAATACCTAGTCCGGAAACATGCTGTCCACAGCTCCAGGTGTTCTTTAAAACATATAATATACCAGACTGTTTTACAATATATGATCAATATGGCAATATAATCTATACTACTGGATTTGTTACCACAGGCCCAGATTTTATAGACCTTCCACCATTATTTAATTTACCATGTAATTTTTATATGTCTGTAGATGCACCACATCGAAGTACTGCATGGGAATTAATGGTAACTGGATGTATTGAATTTAACACTTCTGGAAGTCGAAATGTTGATAATCAGCCATTTTTCTTTGAGGGATGTAGTTGTGGTGGTAGTGAGAGTGGCAGTGAAAGTGGTAGTGAGAGCGGATGTGAAGATTGTATTTCAGATACATATAGTATCGATATATGTGGCAGCGAAAGCGGCAGCGAAAGCGGCAGCGAAAGCGGCAGCGAAAGCGGCAGCGAAAGCGGCAGCGAAAGCGGCAGCGAAAGTGGTAGTGAGAGTGGCAGTGGCAGTGATAGTGGCAGCGAAAGTGGATGCGTTGAATGCTCGTCTGACCTTTACTTTTTAAATATATGTGGTAGTGAAAGTGGTAGCGGAAGTGGATGTAATATATGTGATAATTTACCAGATAGTATATTTCTTGGAATGTTATATGGATATGGAATAACTACAGGGTATGTTTCATCAGGCCCCGTATCCTTAACTAAAGACAATAGTGATAATTTATGGAAAGCTAGTTGGACAATGATAAAACCAGATTGTCCATCTTATGTTCAAGAAATAGATATCGAATGTGTTGATGCTCAATTTAATGCTGTAAGACATCAAATTATTTGTGGAATTGGCACTTTTGATTTAGATACAACGGGCTTAGGAGATATAGATTCAGATGGTTGTGAACCAACTAGTTTTCTTGGTTTTGTAGGAACTATTAGACCAGCAGATGTAAATGATGCCACCCAGTGCATAAGTCCTTGCGAATGTCAAGTTAATTGCCTGCCTCCTCCACCACCTCCTCCAATACCAATACCTCAAGCTGCCAGAGGTTTACAGGGTATTAATCTAAATGGTGGTAATCTTATTAAAGAATTTGCAATCTTTGATACGTTCGAAGTTTCTAGTTACTCGACACAGTCGGTTATTACAACACGAGAATGTGCTAATGATTTTAATAATTTTACTCCAGTAAATATTAACTTTGCTCCGATAGATTATGAACCATATTGTTATGATACGGTAAGCATAGTTTCAGATATACAAATAGTTAATGGGCATTTAATTATTACAAAAAATAGTCTTAAAATTTTAAGCATCAATAATCCCATTGTGTCTGTTAACGTAGATACTATTAATAGTTGTGATTTCAATGTGTTAATCGATAATGATCCTGGTCCACCAGCAGTTTCTGTAGACTCTTGTTCGACCTATGATGGATCAGAAGAATTGAATTTAATTACCGACGTATATATTGAAAATAATACGCTAAAATATAGAATAGCAAATATTAGAGTATTAAAGATACATAGTGTGAATAATCAAGAATTAATTATTACTACAACAGACTGTCCAGCATTCCTAGAATAAGAATAGAGGTTAAAATGTCAGGTGGTTTATCTACAACAAATAAAAATAATTGGTGTGGATTGCATATCAATGATATTGTTCTGATTGACAGAAATAATAATATATTAACAATTCAATTATTTACTCCAGAAATATACGAAAATACTCATATAGAATATTCTTATAATTATGGTAATACATTTCAAACAGTTGATTTAAATAATGGTAATAAAGTTGAAAAAACTAATACGTTTAATATTGATATTTCAACCACAACTATAAATAATAACAATAATAGTCTTTCATTTCCTAATCAAATTACATTATCTGGTTGGGAAATAGTAAAAAACTTAGATCCAGATTCGTTTATTTATAACAATGTAAATGGTACATATAGTAAAATTGGAGTAGATATAAATGGATATCCTATATATGCTAGCGATAATTATGGATGCTGGGTGGGAACAGATAATACCTATACATATAGTGCGGGTGTTTCTAGCGAATCTTGTAATGGTTTTGTCGATAGGTTTTATTTAGTTAGGGGAGGCGCAGGAGGAATATGGACATTATCAGCTGGTAGCAGTAGTGGTACTTTATTTGCTGGAGACACATCAAATTCAGAATGTGTTGATACTTTAACTATGGGGCCATACGGTATAGGTACAGAGCTTATTTTAACTGTAAATAGTTATGGTATAATCACATCAACACCATGTACAAACAATAACGGATTCGGAAGCGATACTGTAATTCCTGGTAGTAACAATAGTGGTAGTCAGAGTGGTAGCGAGAGTGGTTTAGAAATATGTGACATAGCATTCAAATTAGTAACTACTTGTGAAGAAGAACAAAGTGGTAGCGAAAGTGGTAGTGATAGTGGCAGCGGTAGCGGTAGCGGTAGCGGTAGCGGTAGCGGTGGCGAAAGCGGCACAACATATGCTCCTATACTATTTGATAGATCCTCATGGAATGGAGATGGTGTGCTTCCTTCCGGAATCGTTAATTTATTAAATGCTGCTGCCTCAGCATGGGAGGCTTCTGTTTCTTTTGATCCTGATGTGGTAAATGCTCTCAAATCTGATGATCCAGCATGGAACGGCATAATAATAAATAGTTATACTGAAGATAATTATGGACCTACATTTTTGGCAGCATGCGGCGTAGCTGACTCTATTAGCTTAGGGGATTCGTATAATGCGCTATCTTTTGATTTATATATTAATACATACTATTATCCAACCTATCCAGTAAGTTGGACCAATGTTATGATACACGAATTAGGACATGCTCTTGGCATAGGAACATTATGGACAACGGATGGTTTCTGGTTGAATGGTACAACTTATAACTTAACACAGTCAGCATATAATAGTAAATATTCCATTACTAGAAGCAAGATACCAGTTGAAGATGGTGGTGGTCAAGGCACAGGAGGTGCTCACTGGGAAAACAATTATAGAGCAGCGGGTTATGAGCCTGGAGAACCATATTATCCAGCCATAAATGATATTATGATAGGATGGATTAGTAATTTAAATATCACTAATATTAGCTTAGCTTTTTTGAATGATTTAGGATATAATGTTATACAAAATAGTGTGCTAGCATATAGTGCGGTGCATGAAGAGTATAATGATATTCCTGTTCATTGTAGATGTGGCGAGTGTGCTATGATAAATAAAGTACCTAATATAAGTATGTATTATAATAAAGAAAATAAAACAATTTTAAAGGTACATTAAAGGGTATAAGTAATGTCTACATCATTAAATAATATAGATTTTCCAGAAGATGAAAATTTCTTAGGAAATGGTAGTGATGGTATGCCAGGAGGTAGTGATGATTCTCCCGGAGGCAGTGGTGGTAGTGGTAGTGGTGTTGGTAGCGAAGTGGGTAGTGAAATAGGTAGTGAAAATGACATTGGAAGTGGTAGTGGCAGTGAAAGCGGCAGTGGTAGCGGTAGTCCTTGGTGTGATATTCATATTAAAGAAATTCTTCTATTAGGAAGAACAGATACTCAATTAATATTTAAAATTATTTTAAAAGACAAATACTATGATACATTTTTAGAATATGCTTTATATGGCGTAGGTGGTAGTGGTGGTAGTGGTAGTGGAAATTTAAGTCTATTATTAGATTTTACACGACTATATGGTTCAACAACTAATTTAGAAATAGAAAATATTTATATCATCAACTATGATAAAGCTGAAGATGTATGTAAAGTAGAGTTTAGATTGGTCAGACCATGTATAATTAGTGAGAGTGGAAGTGGTAGCGAAAGTGGTAGTGGAAGTATTAGTGGCGGTGGTAATAATGGGGATAGCGGCGGCGGTAGTGAAGATAATGGTGGTGGTAGCGGAGGCAATAGTGGAAATAATGAACCAATTAAATTATTTGATAGATCTTCCTGGGCAGGTCAGGTTCCACCAGATGTAGCGATCCTTTTAAATAATGCGGCCTCTACATGGGAATCAGTAGTTTCTATTAACCCCGATGTAGTTGACGCCATTAGAATCAATAATCCATCATGGAATGGCATTACTCTCAATAGTTATACCGCGGGAAGTCTCGGATCTGCCCTTGCTGCATGCGGTGTTGCTTCGTCTATAAGCTTGGGAGGATTACAAGTAAACGCATTATCTTTTGATTTTTATCTTAATACAGATTTTTATCCAAACGCATACCAGGGTTATTGGGGAGCCATTTTTGTGCATGAACTTGGACACGCATTGGGCATAGGTACTTTATGGAATAGCAATGGCTTTTGGTTAAATGGGGATGATTATAATTTGACACAAAACGCATATAATACTGGATATAGTGTAGTGAGGACAAAAGTACCATTAGAAGATAGTGGAGGCCCTGGTACAGCTGGTGGTCACTGGGAAAATACTTATAGGCCAGCCGGTTACGAACCCGGAGAGCCATATTATCCCGCTATTAATGATATCATGATAGGATGGATAGGGGGTGGACTTACTATCACAGACATTACTGTTAGCCTTTTGCGCAATTTAGGCTATTCTACACCATTAAATAATCTTTTAGTATATAGTGCATTAGACGACAACCAGAATAACAATAATCAAAATCTTATACGCTGCGCATGTTCAGAGTGCCATATGATGCATAATATTCCAGTACTAAAAATGATATATGATCCGATAACTAAGACAGCAACAGAGGTCAAAGATGAGTAATAATCATAAAGATTTAGTTGATTTATTTAAACAAACTAATAGATGGATAGAAATATTAAACTCTGGAAAAACAAATGGATATCCTCAAAATTGGACAGGACTTAAAGAAGTTCAATTAGCTCACATATCAATATTAGATGATTTATTAGAAAAAACATATTCTCCCATACAGCCATATCAACATGAACGAGGAATAGTTATAGGTGCTGGTGGAGCCAAATATTTTGGTTGCGGCTTTGCCTGTTTCTATATTTTAAGAAAATTAGGTTGTCAGTTGCCTGTAGAATTTTGGTATTTAGATGAATATGAAATGGATAATAATATGAAAAATATGTGCGATATGTTCGGTATACGCTATATTAATGCAATTAAATATTGTCAAGAACATAATATCCAACCTAGAATACTCAATGGCTGGGAACTAAAGGCATTATCAACGCTACATTCATCATTTAAAGAGGTTTTATATTTAGACGCTGATAATATTCCGTCTAAAGATCCAACATACTTATTTGATTATTCTCAGTACAAAGAGTTAGGTGCTATATTTTGGCCAGATCTACCGCCAAACAAAAGAAAAGAATGGTTGCCGCCAATTTGTTGGGAAAATGTTGGTTTGGATTATAGAGACGAGCCAGATTTCGAAACCGGTCAGTATATGATCAATAAAGAAAAATGTTTAAAAGAACTTAGTGTAACAATGTGGATGAATGAACATTCTGATTGGTTTTATAAATTTGTATATGGAGACAAATCCACTTTTCATTTAGCATGGAGAAAGTGCGGATCTGATTATGCTATTCCTTCAAGACGGGCTGGTTGGAGACATCCCTGTATATTACAGTACGATCTGTCTGGAGCGTTAGTATTTCAACACGCTTGTCAAGGTAAAGAACTTATGTTTAGTGGTACTGGACCTGGCAACCATCTCAACCATCATTTAATTAAAGAAGCCAAGGATGTAAGAGATCAATATTGGAGTGGAACTATCTACTCGTGGGATGAAATGAATAATGAAGAAAAACAATATGCTCAAACATTTATAGGTAAGTATAGATATGAACGAGTTAATTTAGACAGTAGAACATTAGAATTATTAGATAATGGTATTATAGGACAAGGTAAGGCTAAGTGCGAAAGACGCTGGAGTGTAAGACTAATAGATAATATACCAACAATAGTTGTGATAGGCGCTGCCCATAAAGATTCTGAAATAGCTATGTTTTTTGCTAAAGACAGTGGTGACAATAAAAAATTTCTGGGCAAATGGACAGCGTTCGAAAAATGCGATATTGTTGTAGAAAGAATATAAAATGATATCAGCAGTAATGATCAGTTGTGATAGTAGAGAAAGCATTAGGAATGAAACGCTTAATGATTTAAAATCTACTGATTGGGCTTGGGATATAAATGTTATCCTAGATAAGGATTGTTTTCATCCATTAGTTTATCCAGAGGTGTCAAAAACAGAGAGACAGACTATTGCATCATATAATGCTCTAAAAATTGCTTTGCAGAACACAGATGCTCAATGGATAGTATTTATGGAAGATGATTTAATATTTAATAAACATATAGCTCATAATTTAATATCATGGTATCCTATTAAGAATAATATTTTGAATTTTGGTAGTTTATACACTCCTAAAAATAATAGATGTTCTCAAGAAGAAGGTATGTTTTGGTATAAAGCTGATTGTCTTAGACTATACGGATCACAGTTTTATATTATGTCGCGCGAAGCCGCATCGTGGGCGATAACATATTGGAATAGTATAGAAGGCATGCAAGACATTAGATTAACAAGATTATCTAGAGGAAAACCCATATATTATTATACTCCTAGTCTAGTAGAACATAGAAATGTATCATCTGTATGGGGTGGAGTAACACATCATTCTGATGACTTTAATCTAGATTGGAAACATCCATGAATTTTAAACTACAACTATTAGAAAATGATCAACAAATATCTCAAAATATTCTTAATGCATTAATTCCAGAACTAGATAAATATCTTAAAAAATCCTTAAATAGCATAAAAAATTCATTACCATCTGTTATTAAAAATATAATACAAAGTACTCCAGAGTATAGTTCTTTAATTGGTGGTCAGTTACAATATGAATTTGGTGTTCCTGATCCTGGAGCCAAACTAGCTGCTATTATTGATATATGGGCCAATAATTTAGATATTGAGTATAGCGCTCCGTCTATAAGCGCCAATAAAATTAAAGCATTTTTTAGTGTATCTATTATACGTAGTAATTTTGATGATGTATTGTCTTCTGATGCAGCATTGGTTGTAGATAATCTTAGAGGATATCAGTTACCTTGGTTGGAATGGTTATTATTAGAGGGCAATAAAACAATCATCAAAAAACAACAGGTCGTTTTGGGGCCGAGTAAATTTTCTCGTACTGGATATGCGGTTATGAGAGAATCAACTCAATCCTGGAGAGTACCATCAGAATTTGCTGGTACAATTAGAGATAATTGGATTACTAGAGCCATAGACAATGCAGAACCTCAGATTAACGAATTATTAGACAAGGTATTTCAATAATGAGTAATTGTGATCCAAACACCAGGTTCAAAGGTATCAATAGCATATCTGAAGATTTACTATTGAATATTTTAGAAGCTAATTTTAAAATGTATTTTGATTGGTCATTTTTACACATAGGAGCATGGTTTGATGTTTATAATAATGATAATACATTATATGGAGTCAACCAACATGCCCGTCTTGTTCTTGTAGAAGATCCATCCTATCCCACTGGCGCTGTTTGGCAGGGCATTCGAAAAGATTGGGTGTGGGAAAGCGGAGTAGATTATAATTCTACAAACCCAATCGCTATCAGTGGCGTATCAGTTAATAATTCATATGTATCAAAGACAAATAATTTTATAGTAAATCATCCGTTGGGTCGTATAATTTTTAATAGTCCAATTTCTTCATCCTCTGATGTTGATCTTGAATATAGCTATAGATTTGTGCAAGTTCATAGATCTAGTGAAAGTCCATGGTTTAATATTTTACAATTTAGCTCATTTAATACCTCAAATAAAGATATCGAACTTACAGACACTGGAGAATGGTCTATTGGAGGACAACACAGAATACAATTACCGTGCATAATAATAGAACCATTATCTCGTTCACGATCAAGACCATACGAAATAGGTAATAGCTTATTATGGCTAGAACAAGATATAGGATTTTATATTCTGGCTGAAAATAAAAATGATAGAAATAAACTATTAGATATATTACGATTACAACAAGATATTACACTACAACTATTTGATACTAATGCTGTGGCACAAAATGAGGCTTTTCCATTAGATTATAATGGAGATATTAAAAATAGTTCATTAATGTATCCAGATTTAGTAAACAATTATCCTTGGCGTAAGTGTTTGATTAAAAATATTAGCCTTTTTGAAATAGACTCACCTCATCCTAATCTTCATCAAGGCATGGCAAGAGCTACATTAGAAATAATTTCAACATGATTTACTAGTTTTTTGTGTATCTCTATAAAAGAGATAGAACATTTTTTACTCATTACCGTACAATACACTATATAGTGGAGATTCATTATGGCCAATAATCGTATTTACTACGCAATTCAACAAGTAGTTCTAGGCCCAGCTGCTGGTACTCTTAATGTTAACAAATTTCCTATACATGGTCTACAAACAGTTGGTATCACAACTAATTTTAATCTAGAACAAGTATTTGAAATGGGTCAATTGGCCATCTATCAAAACGTTGAAAATGTGCCAGATGTGGAAGTTGCTCTCAATAAAGTGCTCGATGGCTATCCTCTTATTTATACCTTAGCAACAGAAACTGGCAGTAGTATTGCTACTGGTTTAACCGCCGCTAATCCCACAATTCCTGGCCGTCAAAATGCTCGTTGCGATATGCAGCTCGCTATTTTTAGTGATACTAATGTAACATCTAGTGGCAATTCTTTCCATGCTGTTACGTGCTCTGGTATGTATGTTAGTAGTGTTAGTTATACATTCCCGGTTGATGGTAACTTTACAGAAGATGTAACACTTGTTGGTAATAACAAGGTTTGGGCTGGTACTCAGACTGGTGCATTTAATGGAAATGATGATGCTCCACTATCAACAACTGGCGTTGGCCGTAGACAATATCTAAATATGGGTACTTCTCGCTTCCCAAGTCAAATCCCTGGTATTACAGTTAGTGGTGTAAACGCACTAATCGGTAATGGTAGTGGACACGCTGCACATTTCCAAAACATCACAGTAAGCTGCGATTTTGGTCGTGAAGCTATTCAAGAACTTGGCACACTAGCTCCTTATCATCGCTATGTAACATTCCCAGTGGAAGTTACTAGTGAGTTCGAAGTTGTTGCTGTTAGCGGCGACGGTATTAATGCCACAGAAAGTGGTTACTATGTTGGTCTCAGTGGCAACACACCCGCTACTGTTAGTGATACTGGTTGCGTGGCTCGTCATAACCTACTAGATCAAACCATCTTCTTAGAGACTTGCGAAGGCACCAGAATTTATCTTGGCACCAAGAATAAACTTACTAGTGTTAACTATACTGGTGGTGACACTGGTGGTGGTAATGTTAGTGTAACATATAGTTACTCAACATTCAACGATTTCGTAGTTGCTCATAGCGGTGGTCTGTTCTATGCTCAATTGTCGGGTAGCACCTATACTCCAGCCTAGTAATATTACTAGGTTGGTAGCAGCATAAGATTGTGGAAATTGCAAGGATAATGGATAATCGTAGTCTAAATATATATCTATCACGCATACTATCTGGATTTTATTTATTTCTTTATAACAATACTAGATATAAGCTAGTATATCCAGATATTACTATCAAGTACGAAGCTGAGTTGTATGCTGAACAGGAGTACGAAAATAATAAATATAATGAATGGATTAATGAAGACTCTATAGTAGATAGTCTAGTTAGTATGGGAATATGGACTTATAATGGAGATGATAATCTTAAAAATTTAGAAAAACAAATAGATGATTTGAAAGTAGATATCTATAATAATTTCTTGAATCCTAATAAGCTTAAAACTCTAAGACGCACACTTAATAATACTAGAAATGCCTATAATAGACAGTATAATATAAGACATTCTTTAGATCAGTATACTATTAATGGATACAGTCAATTTTTAAAAAATCAATATATTTTAATTTATAGTTTATATAATGATGTTAATCATAGGGTATTTAATAGTATAGAAGATGCTGATTATAATTTTTTAATGACGTTGTCTAATAGCATATCTGAACATAATATAGATATAAATATTTTTAGACAAATTGCTCGCAGTGATATATGGAAAAATTATTGGAGTTCTAATAGTGAAAATTTATTTGATAAGTCAGTTGTTAATTGGACAGACGAGCAGAAAACGCTGGTAGTATTAACCAAAATGTACGATAGTGCATATCAGCATCCTGAATGTCCTCCAGACAAAGTATTTGAAGATGATGATATGTTTGATGGATGGATGATATTACAAAGAAGAGATAATGAAAAGAATAGAAATAAGAATAGAACAGAAAAAATGTTAGAGGGTAAAAATTTAAATAAAGCAGGAGAGATATTCATAATGGCAAATTCTAAAGAAGAAGCGCAAAATATTTATGACTTGAATGATGCTACTTCTAGACATATCATAAAAGAAAGAGAATCTGTTATTAATAGAGCTAATGATATTGTGGATGTTTCTCATTTGCCTGATATGCAAAGAGAATTAACGATTCAAGCTAATCAGCAATTTAAAAATAGGAAATAATTATGGATAATGATAGTAAGATTATTTTGACTAAAAGATTTCAAACAACCATGATTGGGGCATTATTTGAATTTGAGAAAGCTTTTGGTTATTTGTGGGGACACGAAAAGGATGAAAAAGAATTAACAGATAGAGAATTAGATTTTCTAGATCGCTGGGATTTGGTAAGAAATCAAATACTTAATAATGGTAATAATCAATTAAGAAAAGCTATATCTGATTTATCTAAAAATCAAGGCAACATTAAATACAAGTATAAATTCTATAATAACAGAGAGGACTCATATGAAAACTAAAGTATTTAAAGGGTTTGTGGATGGCAAAGAAAAAGAATTCATAGTCAGATCACCATCTTTACATGATCAAAAAGAAGCTACCAAGGTATATAATCAAAGCTTCAGCGAAGCTCTTAAAGCTAAAGCTGTTGTAAGGGCCAAATTAGATGATCTTTTAGTAGAACAGGGTTTATGGGATAATATTAAACAGGCTAAATTTACAGAATTACAGTCTGAAATTTTAGATGGTGAACGTCAACTGGCCAAGGGTGGAATTTCATTATTGGCGGCTAAAGAACTAGCACTAAAAATGAAAAAAACCAGAGAAGATATTAGAGAGCTAATAGCTGTTAAAACGAATCTTGATACACATACCGCAGAAGGTCAAGCCGATAATGCTAGATTTAATTATTTAGTTTCAGCATGCACGGTGTATAATGATACTAAAGAGCAGTATTTTAAGAGTTATGAGGACTATAACAACAGATCATCAGATCCCATAGCAATTTTAGCTGCTCAAAATTTGGCTAATATGCTATATGGTTTGGACGATAATTATGAAGAAAAATTACCAGAGAATAAGTTTCTAAAACAGTATAAATTTGTTGATAGTAAGTTACGTTTAATTAATAAAGAAGGTAAATTAGTTGATGAGCAAGGAAGATTGGTTGATGAAAATGGCAGATTTATCAATGATAAAGGAGAATTTATTGATAAAAATGGCAATTTAGTTGATCAGTCTGGAGATTACATAGTAGAATTTTCCCCATTCTTAGATGAAAATGGTAAGCCAATTATTTTGAATGAATCAGAATCAATTAAGGAAACAAAGAGTGATGCTCAACAACCAGAAGAAGTTAAAGACAATCCAAGTTCATCCTGAATTCTATATAATAGACATTTTTAACCTAATTTCCCCACACTATCTTTATGGTAATGTGGGGATTTTTATTTAGAAAGCTAAATTATGGCCAAAGGTTTTAATCTAACAGCACAAATTAACTTACAAGGCCCATCAAACCTTAAGCCTGTTGTGGCACAAATTAGGCGAGAGTTGGGTACAGTTAGTGCAAATGTAGATGTTAAACTTAATGCTCAATCAGCAAGATCCATAGACTCCGTTTCTGCAAAATTAAAGTCTATGAATGCTGTTTTGGCTGCGGCTAGAGACAATACTATCACATTAAATAAAGCGATGCAACAACTATCTGGTACCTTAAATAACGCCGGTTCTGTTAATAATAAAGTATCTGTATCAATGACAAATACAGCAGCTAATGCTCAGGCTATTAGTAAAAATATTAAACAAGCCACAACAGAAATGCAAGAGTTTGGCAAACAGGGCGCATTAGCAATTAGGCGTTTTGCTGCTTTTAGCGTTGTTACAAATGTGGTTTTTAAAGTTATCAATGCTATTAACAGTGCGTTTACTTCTTTTGTAACTTTCGATAGAGAATTAGTTAAACTACAACAAGTTACCGGTAAAAGCGAAATTGGTTTAAAGCAACTACAAGCCCAAATTACTAATCTAGCTACTAGTTTAGGTGTGAGTAGTGAAAGCTTGACAACTGTTGCTAGTACCCTTGCTCAGGCTGGTTTAAATGCTGAGGAAACCCGTATAGCACTAGCGGCTTTAGCTAAGACAGAATTGGCACCATCATTCGATAATTTGACAGATACCACAGAAGGTGCAATTGCAGCACTTAGACAGTTTGGTTTGCAAGCTAAAGATTTAGAGGCAGCACTAGGTAGTATTAATGCTGTTGCTGCGGCATTCGCTGTAGAATCACGAGATATTATCGTTGCTATTCAACGAACCGGTGGTGTGTTTGCTTCAGCTAGTAAGGGCGTTAGTGAGGGTAAAGATGCGCTAAATGAATTTATTTCTGTATTTACTAGTGTTCGTGCTACTACTCGTGAAAGCGCAGAGACCATTGCTACTGGATTAAGAACTATTTTTACCAGAATTCAACGTAAAGGAACTATTGAAGCCTTAAAAGAATATGGTGTTGTTCTTACAGACTTAGAAGGGAAATTCGTTGGTCCATATGAAGCTACTAGAAGATTAAGCGAGGGATTAAAGCAGTTAGATCCTAGAGACTTAAGATTTACACAAATAGTAGAAGAACTTGGTGGATTTCGACAAATTGGTAAAGTTATTCCATTGATTCAACAATTTGCAGAAGCACAGAAGGCCCTTAAGGTTGCACAAACGGGTCAGTCTAGCCTCACAGATGCCCAACTTACTGCTCAGAAAAGTTTAGCAAATCAAATAGCGAAAGTGCGCGAACAGTTTTTAGCACTTTTTAGAGACATAGGACAGAGTACAACCTTTAAAGCGATCACTACGATTGTCTTAGGATTAACTAGCGCATTTATTAGTTTGGCGAGTGCTTTTAAGCCCATTCTACCATTTTTAGCTATTTTAGCTACAATTAAGGGTGTTAAAGCTTTGGGCGAATTTGGAACAGGATTTTTTGGTGGTATCACAAAAGGTGGTGGTGCTGGTGCCACAGGTAAAAATATAGGAGAAAGCCTTAGTGGCGCTAAAGAAAAACAAACTAGTGAAGCGACAGCTAAAGCTGCTGATGCCATAAGACTTAATACTGATGCTTTGAGAGGATTAACTAGTACAGTAAATTCTTTAGAAAATACTATCAGATCTAGAGGAGCAACAACACTCAATGGTGGTGGCAAAGTTATGGGTTTTGCTCGCGGTGGTCTTGTGCCGGGAAGTGGAAACAGAGATACTGTGCCAGCAAAATTAATGCCAGGAGAATTTGTTATACGAAAGAAAGCTGTTGAAAAACTTGGTGCTGGAAATCTACATCAAATAAATAAATATGCTCTTGGTGGTAAAGTAGAATTAACTGGTAAAAAATTAAAAAATACTTATAGATCATTATCTGGTATTGTAGACAATAATCAAAAATATGCAGCAAATATTCAACCAATACCAGTTGATGATAATGATATTTTGAAAGATATGAGGAGACGTAAACAAAAATCTCCTACTATACCCAATTGGAAAAATTTTGAAATTGCTGTTGGTAAAAAATATGGATTATCCATAGCTGGTGGTAATAAATTTTTAGACTATCCTAGTAAACCAGGGGAGGCTAAATTTTTAAGACCAGATGAAGGATATGCTAGAGATCAAGAAACTGGTTTTATAAAAGGAAACAATAATGAAACCATGTTAGCAAAATTAATTGGAGCTGGATTATATCGTCCTAATAAAAGAATATACACATATTATCCAAAAAGTTTAAGCAAATTTAGTAAACTCTCTTTGGGTGGACTAGTACAAAAATTTAAGGAAGGTGGCACAGCAGAGCCACTGACAGCAGAAGAAATTTATGAATGGGTAACAGAATTAGGAACTGCACAAACTGTAAGAGGATTAGTTGGTGGAAACGATCGTATAAATCAAGTCTTAGGTTCTATAAGTAGTACTGGTAAGCCTGTAACGAGTAAAGAAATATTTAGTAAAAACTTCTTATTAAGTAATAGATCAGGACCTTACTTATCTGCAATAGAAGGATTATTAGAAGTTGCTGAGAGTACAAAAAAGAGAGCTAGAATATTTACAGAAGAAGAAAAAGCTAGTGCTACAAAAGTTGGATTGGTTGGAATGTTTCCATTTGATATTGACACTAAGCATTATGAAGATATTGCTGGACGAATATTAGAAATTAATACTAAATCATTACCCAAGTCAAAAGCAGAAGAAATCTATCGTATTAGACAAGAAATCGACGAAGCATTAGGTCGTGGTACACAAGCCTTGTATGGTAGATCTCCACTATCACTGGACGATCCTACAAAAGAAGCTTTGGGTTTGGGCAATTTAGAAGGATATATGATTGAAGCTATTTTAGCGAAAGCCGGTGCTAATCCTGGTAGACTAGACGATAGATCTGTAGACTATGCCTCTGGTTTGGGTAGTGCAGCCAGTTTATTTGGTATTGATCCAGCTATTCCCACAGAAGTAAAAAGAGATGTAAAGGGAGGTCTTAGTAAAGCAAGAGCTAACTTTAGGAATTATTTTGCTAAATTTGCTATTGGGGGATCAGTACAAGATACTGTCCCAGCACTATTAACTCCTGGAGAATTTGTTGTTAATAAAAACGCTGCTAAACGTATTGGTTATAGTAGATTACATAAACTTAATCAAGCAGATAAAATTGGTGTGAAAGGGTATAACAAAGGTGGTGTTGTTGGTGGTATTCAAAGATTTGAGGATGGTGGTAATGTAGGACGCTTAAGTAAAGAAGAACGAAAAAGAAGAAAAGAAGCTTATACTGCACGATCTCGTGGTGATATAACACGAGAAGAAGCTCGTGCGGTAGGAGCGCCAAGACCTGACTTTGGTGCTGGTGCAAGTAGAAAAAGAGATGTGATGGCTAGGCCACAAGGCGCCGAAAATATTGCAAAAATAGAAGCAGAGGTTATATCCAACTATAGAAAACTATATAAAGAACAAAAACAAAAAATAGATGAGTTCTATAATAATTTAGAAGAGCAGGCATCTCAAGAATTTTTTGAAGGGAAAATTAGTAGTGATGAATTAAACGATATATTTACTAATATAATTAGTGCGCGTATTCTTAAAAAATCACAAGCTAAAGAAACTCTTACAGCGGAATCTAAAGCAGCATCTCAAAAAGCTGTACAAGATTATGTTGTCGGCCGACAAACTCCACAAATTGAAGAAAGAAAAGCTACTGATACCAAAGCTTTTGATACTCAAATTCAATCAGCTATGGCGGTTGTAGCTAAAGAGGCTAAAGCAAAATATCAACAATTATATAATGAAGAAAGCCAGAGTCTCAAAGCTTTTTATAGTGAACGATATAAACAAGTAAAAAGTGAGGGTGGAGATGTATCTGCTGTTATAGCAGAGTATAGAGCAGCGGTAGCCGATGCTAAACAGTCTCTAGAATCCGGACTCAAAACAGAGGTAGCACAAAAACAAGCGGCTGTACCAGAACAAATAGCAGAACAGAAAAAAGCTCAAGTTGCACAATTTCGTAGTGATAAAGCAAGAGCTACAGATCCATTTTATGATGCTAAACAAGCAGCAGATTTACAAAGAGAACAGGCCAAAACTTCACCATTTGGTATGGGTCCAGAGGATCCTGACGCCAAAAAGAAAAGACAACAAGCATTTGCAGATGAACAATACTATAGATATAAGGCAGAACAACAAGGTACCTCAGTTCAAGCAGTTAAATTAGCTCAAGCACAACAACTAGGTAAAGCTTCTTTTCAAAATAAAGAATTTTATCGTGGTAAATTAACAGAAACACAAGCTAGTTTAGCAACGAGAAGAGATACCGCTATGAAAATTGGCGGATCTATAAAAGAAGCAGAGGCACAGCTTGCAGCAGCACCAGCGGGTTCCGCAGAAGCAGTAGCGGCAGCCACGAGACTCGCCGATGCTCAAAGTAGATTAGCTATGGAACAAGAAGGAATACTACAACAAATGGTCGCTTTGAGACCAGATTTGGCTGCTACTCAGGAAGGTATGAATCAATTGGCCGCAGGAGCTAAAACAGCAGCAGATGCTTTAGCGGCTGGAGATCTAGAGGCGGCACAACAAGCCTTATCAGATAAACTTGGAGAAACTATTACGGCAGCAGAAGCAATGGAAATTTCCATGCAAAATTTTGCTAAAGAAACAAATCAAGATATTGAGATGGTAAGGAGGCAGTTTGGCCAAGGCGCTGGCGCCAAAATGGTTGAGCGTCAACAATTTATACAAAGCCGTGAAGGCCAAAGAATGGGGCTTTTTGCTCAGTTGGCTCCTGATTTAGCCAAAAAAGCAGCAGGAACAAAACTAGGACAAGCTCTTGGTGGTGCCACAGATTTTGCTCAGGGTAAGGGCGGAATATTAAGTCAAACTTTTGCTAAAGCCGGAGGATTTAGAGGAGTAGGAGCATCAGTAGCAATTGGCGCAAATGTATTAAAGCAAGCATTACCGAAGTCTATGGCCGCAGACCCTAATACAGCAGGAGCACTTGGAGCACTAAGCGGAGCTGGTAGTGGCGCGGCGGCTGGTGCTCAATTACTATCAGGATTACCATTTGGAGAAGTAATAGGTGGTATTGGTGGAGCAATTATTGGAGGTATCCAAGGGTTCTTCAATGCAAAAAATCAAGCTATTATTACAAATGCATTAGAAAATATTGCTAAATCAAGTGGAGATCTAGATACCGCATTTAAACAGCTTGAATCATCATTTACATCGTCTAATCTAGCTAATGCACAAAAAGCATTTGGCGAAGTACTTACTGCTCAAAACGAGCTAGAATCAATGTCATTTGGTTCTTATATGACAGGAGAAAATGCTGTTAATGTTGGTGGCACAGCTTTGGCAGGAGCGGCTACAGGAGCTGCAATTGGCAGTATGATCCCAGTGATTGGAACAGCTATTGGTGCGGCTATTGGAGGTATCGCTGCTGGTGGTTATGCTGCTTATGGAGTTTATGGCAATAAACAAGAAGCTCTTAAAGCCAGAATAGGACAATCTGAAGGTAATATCAAGGCTGCTACTAGGTTTGCTGAAGTACAAGGGAAACAAACTTCTACAGAAGATTTGGGTAAAATATATGATAGTCTAAAGGCTGGTAGTAATGAATTAAATCCATTAGTTAAAGCATATCAAGACGGTGCTATAAAAGCTGCTGAAGCAAATGGTAGATTAACAGAAAAACAAAAAGAAGGTATTAGAGCCAGAGAATCAGAAAGAGCTGCTCTAGATGCATATGTGCAAAAACGCAAACAGTCTGGAGCATCAGACGAGCAAATACAAAAAGAACTTGAAAAAGACAGAGCGGCCGCACTTAAAGAAGGAAATGAAAAATTAAGAATAGATGCTGAATTATTAGCTAAACAACAATTATTAGCACGAGCAACAAAAGAAGTAGCATTGGCCACAGAAAGTTTATTAGATGTTTATAGACGAGTTACAGCCAAAGCACAAAGATTTAGTGATGAAATTGGAGATATGTTAAATATTAATCAAGCCACTATTAATAGCTTAAGTGGTAAATCAGAAGTATCCAAAGTAGATAGAAGAGGAGCAGAAAGAGTTCTTGGTAATATTTCAGCATATTCTCCACAAGAAGTGCAAGCGGCTACTCAAGAAATGGTTGGTAAATTAGGAGGTGGAACAGAGGCTCAGGCATTAGGTAAACAGGCCGAAGCTGCCAAGTTCTTACAAGATAAATTACCAGCAATGTTAAGAGCACCAGATGCTGATGCTGGTAAAATTATGGATACTCTTAGAAGTCAATTCCAAGGTATGGGATTAAATAGTGATGCAATTAATCAAATGCTTAAGGACGTAGAAGTACAATTAGGAGCAGATCGTGAGGGTGGGCTAGGAACATTAGCTAGTGAAATTGAAAAGGGTGGAATTGATCAGATATCGAGTACTGCTCAAGAAGCTCTCAAAACAATGCAAAATTTGGCTAAGACATATAATGATGCCTTACAACAGAGCATTGATCTACAAAATCAATATAATGAAAGTATTATGCAGGCTGATGAATATTTACGTAAGGCCGGTAGTATAAGATTAACAGCAGAATTAGATTTAGCTAGAGCGCTCGGTAGAAGTCCCACTCTAAGAGAACTTAATCAACCATTTGATTTTGAAATTAAAGATTTAACTAAGAGATTAATTCCTGGTGGAACTACAGATCCTACAGAAATTGCTAATGGTATTATAGCCGCTACTAGACAAAACACACAACTAGAGGCTGCTAATGTAGCACTAGGTACTACCGGTATGCAAGGTGCTGTTGGGGCTAATTCGGGTGCTGAACTACTAAAAGAACAACAAGCAAACATAGCCGCTATTGGTGCTAATAATGTTGCTATTAATCAAAGCCGTCAAGCGCTAGAAAGACTAGCTAATGATGGTACTAAAGCCGCTAATGCATTATCTAAAATTCAAGAAGAACAACAAGCACTAGAGGGATTTGCTGCTTTTGCACAGAATGTATTTACCGCTGAACCACAACAATTAGCTAAGATGGAAATTGAGGCAGCAGCTCTTAATGCTGCACAAGCTGCTGGTCCAGAATTTATGCAAAGTCGCTTTAATAGACAACAAGCATTTGCAGGATTAGAACAAGCTAAGGGCTTTTTAACCCCACAAGAATTCAAAGATATTCAGGCTGATTTGACGAGAAAATCTTTTGAGGCACAAGGATTCAAAGGTGGTGATGTTGTTAAAAAGATTGGTGGCAAGGAATTTACTCTGGATCAATTAATTGAAAGAATGAAGGGTGGAGTTAGCGAGCTTGATCCTAATGTTGTAGCCTATAGGGAAGCTGTTGATACACAAATCAAGGCTAATGAAGAACTCAAAAGACTTGAAGAAATTAAATCATTACAAATTCAAGAAGCTATGACAGGATTAGTCACATTCTTGGCAAATGAATTTCCTAGAATTCTTGCAGAAGCTGTAAAAGAATCTAGAGCAGATGCTGCTACCCAACCAGAAACTGGCGCGGCTCCTACAGAAGCACAGAAAAATCAAGCCGCAGCTAATAAAAAATATGAAGAAGCGGGTAAGAAAAAACAACAAATAGACGCTAAAATCGCAACAGAAGAAAAGAAACTCAAAGAAGCAGAATCCAAGGTTGGATGGGAACAAGGAGCATCTACTGAAGTTGCTAGAAGAAAACGTAAAATCAGAGAACTACAAGAACAATCTGATCAGGAACAAAAAAATATGGATGAAGCTAAGTCAGAATTTGTGGCATCATCCTCAACAGTTGCTGAAGAAGAAAAAACTAGACAAGAAGCTAAGGCGGCTCAAGCAGCAGAAGAGAAAAAAGCAAGAGAAGCCAAAGCTACCGAAGCTAAAAAACAGAGCGAAGCAGCTAGAATGGGTAATAGACCAACAGTTATTCAGGCGCCTCCAGCGCCAGGAACAGCAGCAGCTACTGTTACTCGACCACAAACACAAGCCAATACCCAACCACAAACTTATGGAACTACTGTATCCTCTGTACCTATGGTGTCTTTAGATACCTTAGAACGATCAAGAGCTGACAAACAAGCAGAAATTATTAAAAAAGAAAAAACACTCAAGGCGGCAAAAATAGCAGCATATGCAGCAGGAACCACAGAAACTAGTCCAACTCTAGCTGCCGCACAAGCAAGTTTTGATAGTGCTAAACAAGATCTAGCTAGTATTAATGAACAAATCACAGTAGAAAAACAAAGACTAGCAGCTATAGAACAACAAGCGGCAATAGCACAACAATCTCAACAGCAACAATCCGAACAACTTAATCCTTATGCGAGTGGAGATGCGCAACTGTCTGCGCAAATGAGCAGTGGTGTTGATCCCAACCACCCGTTTGTTCAACGCCTAAGACAACCAGAGACACCACAACCAGTACCAGTACCAAGTAATTTACCACAACCAGTAGAATATACTCGCCAAGTACAAACTGCTGAAACTGGCGGAACAGCAGTGAATGTTACAAATGGTGAAGCGACCAATACAATGACTACCGGACAACTACTAACATTAGATCCAGCATCTCTTAAAGGACTCAATGACTTTAATACCACTTTTGGTAGTTATGTAGATAAATTAGTAGGATTCCAATTCCCCGTAATCCCCGACAAGATAGAATTAAACCATAATGTACAAATAGATATGACAGGAGCGGCGTCTATAACAACACTAGAGAAGCGCCTACAAGAATTGGCCGTAGCATTAGTTATGCCCAAGATAGAAGAATTAAGAAATGAAACATCTGCCGCAACAGAAGGTCGTGTTAAAGGTAGTGGTGCCAAGGGAGTTTCTAAATAAGGAATAATATATGCCCGGATATGAATCTGCCATAAAAGTTTATTATTGTAAACAAACAGAATCTCCAGCAGACGAGCATAGACTAGCTCCTGCTCCTATTATCAATATCAGTCCAGAAATTTATTATGCCAATGATAGTGTTGTTGGATATACATATAATATAAGTCTTACTGGTTATGCTAATGCCTTAAGAAAAGATTTAAACAGTAATTCAACCGACTATGGTGCAGATAAAACCATAGAGCATATGGGTGATATTAGAGAAATTTTTAATTTTAATGGCGGTAATCTATATATTAAACAAGGCTCAGATGATATTATTGTTGCCAAGGGTGCCACAATTAAAAATATCACACTGAATGCATCTGAAAATAGATGGGTAAATTATTCACAATATAATATTGAAATAGAATTTAATGAAGTTGATTTTATAGGTTGTGTAGCGAATGATCAAATATCGTGCGCTAGTACTTTGTTCCATACTCCCAACCAAAGCGGCAATCATATTGTTAGTGATCACTTAATAGATATGAAGCAGTATAAGATTAAAGAATTTAATGATAAGTGGTCTTTTGTAATTGATGAACAAATATATAATAGCCATGATGATTACTACAATAATATTTTTAAAGTCACCTACTCATTATCTGCCACAGGAAAGAACTATTATGTTGATGATAATTTAATACCAGCATGGCAACAAGCCAAGAACTTTGTACAAAATAGATTACATAAACAAATTATGGGATTAATGGGAGGTATATTACAAATAAAAGCAAATAATAATGATGGATGTGCTGCTGATATTGTACCGTCCGGATTATATCAAGTAGATAATACAAGTCCTAGAGAAAGTGGTATTTTAGATGGTTTTGTGACATTAAGAGATGGTTTACCAAATTATGATATTTATAATGAATCAATAGATTGTGATACTTCAGAAGCTGATGGTAGTTTTAGTATAACATATAATGCAACTTTAAAAAGATATAATACAGCTCTTAGTCCAGTAGAAAATGCGGCGGTACACACTTTTACACTCACGGATAACTACACTAGATCTCAGCCACAATCAGCTTCAATATCGGTACAAGGAAATATTCAAGGATTGGTTAGGGGTGGTTTTATATACTACAATAATGATTTTGTTCTACCTAATAATGGAACATTTATAACTACAGTAAATAGTAATGAAACAAAATACTCTAACGCATTAGCTTATTTTAAGAAAAAGGTTTCTAGCGGATCCGACTTACACGACTCGATGAAAACATCGCTGGGCATTACTAAAGCAGCACTTTTAGTGAAAAATAATGATGGATTACCACCGAAACCATCAGCGTTCAATGTGGACCACACATATAATGATGGTATAGTATCATATAACGTAACTTATGACAAAGCTTTGAATGAAATCAAAGACAGAGGCTATACGAATATTAGTATAGTAAGAAATGATCCTATAGAAATAATACAAGAATTTATAGTTCCAGGAAGAATATCTGGACCGATTATTCAGAAGTTAAATATGAAAACATCAAGAACAATATCTATAAATATAGAAGGCAGATCAAAAGAAAATAAACAGTGCATTGAATTATCTGAACTTGATGTTTGCAATGACTCGATTCCTAAGTTTAGTATAGCACAGTTTGATCAGATGGTATCTAATGACAATATAAACTGGATTAAAACTAAAGAGGATTATGATAGCAATCCTATAGATGGATCTTTCACCATATCTTTAGAATATTTATGTAGAGGATAATTATGGCAATTTATACACCAGATGTTAAAATGTACTATGGATCATTAGATGCGGACCACAGATTAATACCATGTCCCGATATTTCTATCAGTACAGAATTTCAATATAGTAATGATACTATTATTGGATATACCTATGTCATTAATTTCAATGGAGTAGTCACAGGTCTAGACTTAAGAGATACTGATTATGGAGAAGAATATCCGGAACCTAGCGAATACGGTATGGGCTCTGTAGCAGATCATATTCATAAATTAAGACGTATTTTAAGCCAAAATGGTAATATGCTGCAAATTGTTGATGGGGCTAGTAACGCTCATATTCTTAAGGCCAGAGGCGGAATATTACGATCTTTAGAATTTAATGAATCTAATAATAATTGGTATCATTTTGCTAATTTTACAGCATCTATTGAATTTAATTCTATTGATTTTATGTCCGCAGTAGATACTTGCGGAGCTTCATTTTTAGATGCTTCTACTTTCAGTACTGATGGTATTCTAGATATCAATAAGTTTAAAGTTAAAACATTTAATGATAGTTGGTCTTTTAGCTTCAATGAAAATGAATCATATGCTAGAGTACAAAGTATTGATAATAATAACAATCTAAATTTGAATAATGTAAGTTTTAATATACAATATAATATTAATGCAGTAGGCAAAAATTATTATACTTACACCGAGGGCGGCTCCACTTCCGAGAATACCAAATTATTACCAGCATGGGAACAAGCTAAAAATTTTGTTCAATACAGATTATATCATCAGGTAACAAATCTGATCAATAGTGTCTTAAAAAATAGCTATCCCCCTTCTGGATGTTTTAGTACTGATGGACTAGATAATTTACATGAACCAGGAGGATTTGAGGATGGCCTATTGTCTTCACTAAGTGATGCCATATACAAAATCTATAATGAAAAAATAACATGCGATGTTTCAGAGTCAGAGGGCTCATTTTCTGCAACATATTCTGCTATTATTAGCACAACTCTTGGTAATAATAATTGGTCTGATAATGCGTCTGTTCATACCGTCAGTAAATCTATAAATACAACAAACACTCCAGAAGGCAAAACAACTACTACCATTTCACTTAATGGTAAAATTCAGGGTTTGATTGAGGGTGGTTTAATTAGAGTTCCAGGACCGCTAACCTTACCAGAAACTGGTACTATTCTAATATCTAATGGAAGTAGTCAAAGTGCTTATGATAATGCTAAAATAGTTTTGGATAAAATTTATAATCCTAATGACTATAATGCTGGTATGGGTACCACCGGTAAAAAAGATCTAAAAACAAATTATAAAGCAGTTTTGGGTATTACGATGGATGCTCTTGGTGTTTCTCCAAGTCCTGATGATCAGGTTCCAGACCCACCACACCCACTATCATTAAATTTTACACACGATTATGTTGGTGGTAATATAGGCTATACAGCTGAATATAATAGTGATAATATTTGTGGTAAAAAATATGCACAAATATCAATACAAACTAATAACCCTAATAAAATAATTGCTACTTTTAATATACCAAATAGCAATTCTTGCCCGATTATACAAGAATTAGGTACATTTACAGCTAAACGTGTGGCTATTACTATACAAGGTACAGATAATAGTGATATTGGACAACCATCTGGTATTGATTTACCATCATTAATACAGTGTAATTCTTGTTATGATGAAGGTTACTTCCCGATAGGACTACCTGTTGGTGATTATATATTAACACAAAAACAGTATACTAATAATCCAATTGATGGTTCTTATACTATTAATTTGGGGTATATATGTAGTACTGGATGTGATATTTAAGGATAAGGAATATGACAGATATAATAACAGAGCCAATTAAGTTTCTAGGTGCAACGGTATTATCATTTAATACTAGTTTAGGATTAGGATCAGCACAAGAAAGTAGTCTGAATGTTGATTTGATAGAAGACTGTGAAAGTGGAGATTTATTTTTACCAAAAGAAAATCTTATTGAAGTAGGTGCTCCAGTATATTTTTCTACTTGTATGAGTAGCCAAGGTTATAGCGACTGTTTTAATTTTGGTGGAGTTTTAACTAATTGGACAGAAACACAAGGAGGATCTGGTAAAACCTATAATGTCAAAGTTGTAGACCCCAGACAGCTTTTAGAAAATGCTATCGTAATTATAGATTCATATGTAGGTAATCCTGTACAGGCATCAAACTATTTTAATATCTATGCAGCATATGAAAGAGAAATTCTAGATGGAAACTGCCAAGTATTTGGTTCTTCTTGGTCAACAGAACGAGGTACTCCATACTTCATGATTCTGAATAAACTCAAACAAATGAATCCTACTATCTGTTCACCAACTGGATATAATTATACTATTGATTTTAATAGTTTTCCACAAAACGTACCAGAGTATTATAGAGTACCCGGACCAAGTATTACTATATTACAACTATTGCAAGATATATGTAATGTATTAGGATTAGAGTTTTATGTAAAGTTATTGTCTGGAAATGTGATTACAATTGGTACTATTGATATGAAAATAGCTCCTGAAAGCTTTGAGACTATTTCTAGTCCTGATGGTATTTTTAATGGTATTGCTACAGAGTTAAGTTATGGTGAAGAGTTGCGTAATGAAAAAACAAAAGCATTATTATTTGGAGAAAAACAACACTATCTTTCACCGGTTAATAAGTTCAATTTTTACTTTGGAGAAGAATGGGACGGTAATGAGTTTATACCAATAGTGCCTCATGCGTGGTCAGAATGTTATGGTTTTTGGATTAAAAAACGCATTAAGGAACTAAATTTAACACTGAATAAACCACTACCAAATAATGGTCCATTTACTATTAGCGAACACGATATTAGAGGTGCTATGGCATCTTATGACGTATGGTTTATGAGAGTAGCCAATGATAAAATTAAAGGCGGCCTTAATGAAGCTGTCAGACTCAACTATAATCTAGATGATGAGGGTGTGCGTAGGGTATTTAATGAAATAATGCAAGATCCAAATATAGATGCTATTACTAGATATAAAGCTTTGGCCGACGTTATTAATGGTCCATTTAAGGGAAAAAATCTGGCGGATTTAATAGTTAATGACTTACAGGCGATACACGCATTTGTTCAAAATCTTGGAACAACATATTATGGTAAACAGTTTTTTACCAAGTTAAATGAAAAAATTTGTTATTATCGTGGAGAAAAATTTCAAGAAAAAATATTTAGTTCTGATCCTACTAATGCTGGTGGGTGGGTTGATTATGGAGTTCCAGTATTAGGCTTAGGTGATCCGGATTTGGGTACTTTTAGAGAAACAGATGATCGTATAGGCGCATTTGCTATTTTTGTTGCTAAAGAACAAGAAGTTCCTCCAGAAGTAAAAGACCAGGAAAATCAATACGGAGAAGACTCTTGGTCTGACAATAACTATGGGCCTGAAGGTCCTGTACCTAACTAATGGAGCATGAATAATTATGGCCGGTATAGATGATTGTGGTAATTTAGATATCTCTGAAATGTCTTATGATAATATTGTTGTCATAGGAAAAAATGTATGGGTTAAGGCAGAGGTTGAAGAAAAAATCTTTATTTACCAAACTCCGGGAGGTGGAGTACCAGCGCCATATGTGGTTATAAAATTTGATGCTCCGTGTTTGGCAAAAATTTGTGATGATCAGCAAAAAATTCCACAGGGTATTTTATTTGGTATGGATATGCTTGGCTTGGCAGATGACTGTGGTAATGGAGAAGGCAATAATGAGAATCCTGAATCAGAAACAATTACCACAGAGGATGGTAATACCAAAGCAGCAGTTACAGTTCGCTCTAGCGTTACCGATAATGACGAAAAAAAACAGAAATTACAAAAAGCTGCTACTGCTGTAGATCTTAGATCAATTAATAATTTAGGTTTTCAAGCAACAGCGGTTATACCAATAGCTGCTGTTGTACCAATGAGAAGCAATATTAAAACATATGGCCCTTATGCATCTTCTAATTTTGGCAATAGTTGTGGCGGAACACAAGTAGAAACCAATACAGAATTATGTCCTTGGGTTTTTGGTTCTGTTGATGGCATGAATGCGGCCGGAGCCTCTATTGTAGAGTCTATGGCAATAGGATTAGTTAAAGCGGAAACTGGCAGTGTCACAATACCGGGATTGCCCATTCCGCAATTAAGTTCCTTAGGTGTCGCATTAAATAGTGTTGGACCGACACTATCTGCACTAAATTTTAATTTTAGTAGTAATGGTATAACAACCACCTATGAATTTAGAACTTTTACTCCTAAATTTGGATCTTTAAATAGACATCTTATAGATCGTATTAAAGATATTAATCGCAATAGAACAGAACAGATCAGATTTTTAAGAAATCAAGCTGCTGTTTCTAATAAAATTGCTAGAAAAATAGCCAGATTTAATCAGCGATTTCCACCACGAGCAGCCCCTCCTCCACAACAAGGAAGAACACTACAAAGACTATTAGTATCAGAAATTTATACTTGGCAAAAAGATGGTCAAAGAACTTCTGTTGGTATTGATGTTTTACCTAAAAGTGTAGGTGAAATGACATATGACTATGAGAAAAAAGCATACATGAGTTTGGATGGACTATTTGGTCCTGTATCTTTAGGTGGAGATGGCGGGCTTCCAAGATATGCGAGCTTCGATCCAGAGAGCCACAAAGCCTCACCTATTGCACCACAACCTCCATTTACCGTGAGTGGAGATTGTAGCGGAAAAGAATTTAAACACGAACAATATAATACAGAAATTACTCAAAAGTATAATAATCCAGTAACTAGTAAATTTGGAGATAATGAGCATCATCACAGAGGCCCAGGAGATGGCCATGTTATTGGTTCTATAGGTAGAGAAAAAGAATTACCAGATAAAGGTATTGATACAAATTTATATAGATTAGATAATCCAGAAAGATACTCTCAAGATTATAGATTTCTAGGAATGAGAGGGCCTATTGTTCTTCATAGCTGGGGTTATGATTTAGATGGAAAACCCATACCTAATGAAGCTGATACCGTTGATAGTGCTAAAGAGGGCGTTTTTAAGAAAACTGAATTAAAAGATAAATTTTTGAAAGATTGGTTAAGAAAGCCAGCAACATGGCCAGCAGCCCCTATAGATTTAAGATTTGATAGAGAGCGCGGATTATGGGTTAGTCCTCAGTCTTATCGTATAGTTGTTGCTAAAATTATCAAAAAGGTTGATGCTTTTGGCGAAGGTAAGGGTGTTATTATACCTTATGGTAAAAAATTATTTGATAAAGAAGGAACAACAATCGATCCAGAGATCGAAAAGAAATGTGAAACGACAGTAGATGAAAAAACATACGAATGGATATTAGTCAATGTTGGAGAATGCCAACCTGATCAATGGTATTGTTTTACTAATGGAGAAGATGAATTTGGAAATCTCTTATTTCGTTGTCTTAATAGTGGCGATCCTGCTTTTCCAGGAGTAGAGAATGCTGTTAGTGGACCATATAATAGTGAGGCCGAGTGTCCTTGTACACCATCTAGTAGTAGTAGTAGTCAAAATGATTGTCCTGGTGGCATAGAGGTTATTACCGGATTAAGCTTAACTGAAAATGGATTGGTAGCGACCAGAAAACGTATCAAGGTATTGTGCGAAACAGATATACCTTCAATAACAATATCAACCATCGAGTGCAGCGGAACTTCTAGTTCGTCTTCATCTTCGTCATCAAGCAGCGAATCTAGTTCATCATCATCATCATCTTCGTCATCAAGCAGCTCTTCTAGTTCATCGTCGTCATCAAGTAGTAGTTCTAGTTCATCCTCTTCCAGTGATAGTTCGTCATCTAGTAGTGATCAATACAAAGCAGAAGTGATGATCAAGGTCGTTGATCGTATTGGTAGATGTCATAATGCCGGAGAATTAGTATATGCTTATTTTGATACTTTAACAGAAAAATATATTGTATTAGATAAACATCCTCAGCCTACTACTCCAACAATTTATGGTCTTTATTATCAGTATGAAGGAGCTATAACACCAACTTCAGCATACGGATTTATGGTGGTAGAATATTCAGCCGGATTAGAATGTGAATCGGAAAAGGCGGTAACGGTATTTAATAAGATGGGACTACCTACTTCCGCTACAGATACTAATGGTTGTCCAGCAGTTGCTATAAGAATGGAAAAATTTAGTGATGATAAATTACCACCTAATCTACCGTGATCAAATGGTTTAAACTATGAGTATATGTCCATCTAACACACCAACACCATCAAGATCAGTATCAAATACTCCTGGTCCAACTAAAACCGGAACCAGAACGCCTACACCATTACCATCTAACACTCCGGCAGTAACACAAACTCCCACAAATACTAGGCCACCATTTCCGTCTAATACTCCATTAAATAATTTTTTAACACCTATTTTTGTATCAGATACTCCTGTATCTACACCAGGATTATCAGCTTCTCCTTCTGCAACTCCAGCAATTACTGCTACTAAAACCAATACTCCAACACCAGCAAGTAGCCAACCCCCAAGCGCATCATTAACTCCTACTATTACTGTTACTAAATCACCAACAAATACTAGAACTGTTAGTAAATCAATGCAGCCTAGTGTTAGTTTATCGTTGTCTAAAAGTGCCACCAGTTCACCAACACCAACTCGGACGGTTACTAAGACCCAAACACAAACAGCTACAAGAACACCAACACAAACGAGTACCAGAACGCCAGGTTTACCAGGGTTTAGTCAAACTCCAACACCAACACCAACACTAACCAACGCAATAACACCAACACCAACTCTTACACCATTAGAATCTCCTACTCCTACGACCACTCCTCCTCCATCAAACTCAGGAACTCCAGCTAATAGTCCTACTAGAACACCTACACCAACTAATTCTAAGTGTCCATAATTTAATTATATAATATATGAAAATTAATCCATCTAATATTTTTACGCCTTGGGGATGGTCAAAAGATATAGTTGAGCTATTATGGGATTATAATATACCTTATCAAGATAATTATGAAATTAATAAATATATTAATAAAGTACAAGAAGACATACATTATCAATGTGTAATATTTGCTTTATTTGAAAATAATAATCTATTAGTCATAGATTGCTGCGATGCCTCAGATTGGGAAATTAAAATTAATTATCATAAACATATTTATTTAAAATTACAATATAATCCTAATTATCACTACACTAATAGAGTATTTCCATTCACATATTTACCATATAATCCTAAAAATTTTGCAAAAAATATATACAATCTACAACAAAATTATAGCAATACACCACATGATTTAATAACATATGGTAGATGGATTGCGGTATCTTTAGAAAGATACAATTTAGCCAAAAAAATGAGATCTATTGGTATTAATTATGGTGGTGAATATTGTCTAGTTAAAGAAGGACAGGGCTACGACGATCATGCAGCAATAGGAGTATTAGATCCATTTGCTCCAAGACACAGATTATCTTTTGATGAATATATGCAATGGGTTAATAGATCAAAATCTGTTTTGGATTGTAGAGGTTTTGGAGAATTTACACATAGAATGATAGAATCTTTTGGAATAAAAGTACCCCTGATCAGACCTAGAATGCAAAATATAACATTTGATCCCTTAATACCGAACACACATTATATTGATTGTGGTCCTAATGGAGATAATTTAGAAAATGCTTTAAATATATTATCTAATAATAAAATAACCCTAGAATTAATTAATAATGCCTATGAATGGTATAATAATAATTCAACTCCAGAAGCTTTAAAAAATAGAATATCATATTTTATAGAAATGTTACTTTAGTATATTTAACCATGGTTTTATACACTGAATACTATTAGATATATTATTTACTAAATGATTATATGCATTATCTATTATTTTTTTTCTGAAAGACTCATCAAAAGCGAGTTGACTTGCTCTATAACTCATCTCATCTGAACTGTCGCATAAAAATCCTGTTTCTCCATTAATTATTAATTCTGGCAAAGCATAATGATTTTCTGTTATTATAGGTATGCCTGTAGCATAACATTCTGGTACTATACGACAATAACTTTCTCTACTACCCCCAGTTTTATGTATTAAACAATGTAATCTATCATAACATTCTTTAACAGGAATTGCTCCGGCACTCCATGTTTGCCAATCCAAACCAACAGGCGCGCTGCCACACTTTCTAAATGCGTTTTCTCCAAAGCCCAATATAAAAGTTTTAGTTGGTAGCGGGGAACTCACTTTATAAAAAATATTCCACATATCACTAGAAAACTTAGACCCATCATCTCTTGAAATCCTACCCATACAAAAATAGTCTTTGGGTATTCTATAATTAAATGCTAAATTTTGTGATATATTTTTTGGATTAAAATATGGTTTATAACCATCGAATTCCTGAACTGTCGAATCTGTTCTACTTTGGATGGCTGACAACAATAGTTTTTTTTGATACTCAGATACAAATCCATAATAATCAATCCATTTATTTTTTATGGCTATAATTTCATTGTCAAATAACCAGGTCATACAATTAAACCAAATAATCATTTTAGGCTTACCATATTCCATAATCTCTGGTAATTTTTTTAAAAATTCTCCGTTACAAAAAGACACCACAATCTTATCTTTAAATATATCCTTTGTATACGGTATAGTTTTACACCCTCTACTATCGCATAGTTTTCTCATTTTATTATCGCATCCAAACATAGGAACCAAATTTATATCAACGCTATATTCTCTCCACAAATCAATATTATGATCCAACTCAGTATCTGCACCACCGACAAATGATGGATATCCTGCAACCCATATTTCATTCATGCTTTAATCTCGACAACCATGCTATATTAATAAGTAGTTCTTGTTTTAAACTATATAGATTATATTTTTTTGTAGATATTTCTATATCACTATCTTTGATCTCATGCCAATTCCAAATTTTATCTTTCATATATTTTTCAAAATATACTTGATCTGGAGCATAGTCGTGCGCCATTATAATATCGCCGATTTTTAATAGTGGAGCTAATATATTATATTCACATTTTTTACATCCGCCATCGCACAATATTAATGTTATCCCATCTTGTTGTATAAAAGATACCAGTTCTTCTTTGGCTTCATCATTAATAAAAGTATTTTGTTCATAATCAAATAGATTTTTAGTTTGTACGTTAACATTTCGATTCTTGACTAGTGGTTTCAAAAATTCTTGATCATTTATATCGTATGTTAGTATGGGGTTGTTGTGTAATCCTAATTCATCCATAATATCTCTTAAACACAAGGTTAATCCCCCATGAAAAGTACCAATTTCTAATATTCGTGCTGGTTTAACTTCTGATAAAAACTCCTTAAATACTCTAGGAGTATCAGGATGTTGACTCATAAACAAATATCCATAAGCAAAACCACCATTAATCATTTTAAAGTCTCCATATTTATTTGTGATAATACATATTTTATATTATTATCTAATGTGCAATTTTTCATAAACCAATTTCTAGCATTGTGAGATACAAATGATAAATATTCGAAATTATCTTTTATTTTATGCCAGTAGTGCGCTAGATGAACAGCAAACAGATTGTAATCTAAATAAGACGGATTACCACTCCAGTATTTACAGTCCATATAACAGCTAATATAATGATAATTAGGTATAAGGGGATCAGGATATTGTATGTCGAGATACGGCCTAATAACAGGAACCCCTATTGCGAAACACTCTATATCCCGATTACAAATTTCAGTTCCGCCCGGCAGACTGAGTGCGCACCTATATCCAGCAAGTTCGCTTAGATAATCACCATAGTCTAGATTATTATTATCTATATTTTTATCTAGAATAATAATAGATTCGTCCTTAAGATTATTGGTCATTTGTTTTCTAAAATCCCACATATAACCCTTAAAATATAATTTAGGTATGGTGGATTCAATAGATCTATTTTTAAATAACTGGTCTTTAAGGTCCAATGATCCATTCTCATAGGGTCCATAGAAGAAAGGTTTATATACATTATGTATGTTTGATGGACAGTTAATATCAGGATTATTCTTTTCAATTAATTTAAAGTTAAAATAGTCAATATAATTAAAACCAGCAGGATAAAAAAATTGAGCCATTTTAGATGGCTTCCATCCAAGATGTTTCATGAAATGATATTTCCAATTATCAAAAAAAGATATTAGTATATATTTTTCATTAGATGGATTAATTATAGAAAAATTCATACAACTATAAATACTACCATATCCAAAATTCTCATAAGACTCATCATTTATTATTTCAAAAGTACACTCAGGATACTGAGACTCTAAAGCAGAATAAAATTTATGAAAAAAATTGGTAACATAAAAATTACCAAGATCTCTAAAATAATGTCTAATCTGTAATTTCATACCATACCCACTATAGGATCAGCCCAGCCCTTACTAATACTATGAGGCCAAACTAACCAACTAGATGGTCTCTTAAGAGTTTCAAAACTACGCCATATTTTACAATAACCATCAGGATCATTTTTCATGGTTTTTATTTCTTCAGCATCAGCATCTTGTCTATACATATCTTGCCCATTCTCGTCTTTAAATGCCACGGCCCAAAAATCATAATCGTCTTCTGGCACTTGGTAATATCCTATATCAATACAATGTTTAAAAATATGTAATAGACTATTCTGAAATTCATCTTCTGATAATTGTATATTTTCTAGTTTTGGTGGTTTATGATCAACAACATCCTGAGTAATAGATCTTGAGCTAAATTCCATTCCGGCATATTTCTCATAATCTCGTAAAGATCTAACTGTACCAAAACCATACTTACCAAAATCTATATCATTAATCAGACCATCCATACCAAATAATTTACGATTCCTCAAATGACAATGATTATTACGGCCAACCCAATCCTTATCATCATCCCACTGTTTGGTTCTTCCTTTTCTAGTATATTCATGCCAACACACAACCTTATGAGGATAGAATAGATCATACCCATTAGTGAAAGCCCGCACCGCTATATTTATCTCTTCTCCATGGAAATAATACTCTGGATCGTGTTTAACTTCTTTTGAAAATTGGCCTAAAGAGAACGCAAAATGAGCACTATAAAATCTGCCCATTAATGGTTCCTCTATATTATCTATAGCAGGATCGAAGGTTGCTGGTAAAAAAAATACAGCTCCTTCTGGAATGTAGCGATCAAATGTCATTTTCCATGGTTCTAGAACTCTGGCTTCTGGATCTTTTTCTGGATCAAAACTAGGTATATAGGCAGTAATTAATGGTTTAGAATATCCTTTATTTTGTAGGTCTTTTAACATATCTATTAAAGTAACGTCCCAATCTTGAATAAATCTATGATGACTATCTAATTGTAAAGTATATGTTTCTCCCTGATATAAATTTTGAATATAATTTCTTGCCCAACACGCTCCTTTGCTATCTTTATAATCTATATCTATAATTTTAAATCTACTATCATATAAATAATCATCTAAAGTATCCCATTCATCAGAATCAGAATGTTGCCAGCAAATACCAAAGCGTAAATTTTGTGGAAACTTAGCTTTTTCTAAACAGTCTTTGATAGTTGGTAATAGTTGAGGATCTCGGTACGAAGCTATCTGTATAAATATAGTATTAGTTTTCTCGTCGTTCATTTGCATGATAATGATGCACCCTATTGTGAGTTATTGGGCTGGCTAATAATATTGCTGGTTTCACTTTATGCTGTTTGGTTAAAGTATAAATATGACTCATCCATGTTTGTTCATAGGGATGATCCCATTTGGTATCTATAAAGCATTTTTTATTGCCTTCTTGACTTATAATATGAGGCCAATTCGAATAATAAATCTCTCCATCAGCATATGGTAATCCGTTTAGAGTTTTTATATTATTGAATTTAGTTAATGGTTTATCGTGTAACTCACCAAAATATTCTATTTTTTGATGATATGGTACATTGTGCCAGCTCCACTGATCACCATTATGACCATAAAATTCACTGAAACTGAACTTAATAAAATCATACCCCTCTTTATGCATAATCTTCATTAGACCATGATACAGGTCTGGTACACGTTTTTTAAATCCAAAATTACAAGACCCTTCATAATCCAATAACATATCGTCTTCAAAGAATATCATATGTTGAGCATCAGATTTTGCAAAATGTTCTGCTGCTAATTGGCGCCCACCACAAATGCCTAAATTCCCATTTCTAATTTGTTCAAACTGATATTTTTCTACAATCTTATCATATTCTGTAAATAAAGACTCATTCGTAGAATTATTAATAAGTATTTTATTTGTTTTATCTAGAAAGTTATTATCATACTTTTCAAATGATTCTAAAACCATTTGTAATTGCTGTGGACTATTAAAAGTGATAATATATAAATTGGTCTTATTAATTTTAGGTTTAGTATTTGTTTTTTGTAGTTGTTCAAAAAAATAATATATGAGTCCATTATCCTCTATCATTTCATAGTGATATGTGAAAGGATCTAAATATGTCATAATAGTAAATATGCTTTCTTCAGTTCCCATATATCCATTATCTAATGTATCTTGTAATAATGAATAATATAGATTATTTGCAGCAGAAATACTATCTTTATGTCCGCCAAAAAATCCGCCTCTAGCGACACGATTTACCTTATTATTTTTAGCATATTTTTTCATACCCTCAATATTAAAACCATGAATCTCGCTAGATGTTTCATAAGGAAATGCAATAAATAGAAAGTTATCTGATAAATCAAGCAGATTATCTATAACCATAGGATTATTAAAATAACCTAAACTGACAGTATTGCTCAAGCCACCATCTATCCAATAAAAATAATCACTATCAAATGGATTAAAACATTTAGCGTTATGAAGCAAAAACATTTTGCTCATGACCATGGGATTATAATACTCTAAACTACCCTGAGTGCTATCTTTCAACCATCCTGCCTGATTGTACCATTCTGGATTATTGCGAATGGTTTGTATTTTTTCAAAAAATGGAAAGAATGGAGGCTTAAACTGCTCTTTAGAGTGACGATAAACTCTAGTGTTGACAGGATCCCGGTGCTGCCAAACTAACTCTTCTAGCGACTTATCAATAAATATGATAAGATTAAAATCCCGCATCTCATTCAATAATCTAATAAAATTCTCTATATAATGATCAAACGAACGATTCCAGCCAGGATTAGACTGATCTCGTCCAAGATCCCATATGCCCGTTATAAAAGATATCTTATTTGCTGCGATTTCTTTTGGCATTACTTATAGCTCTTTTTACCAATAATTTACCAGCAGCATTGATGAATGGTAGTTTTCTATTATTTGCTTCTTCTTTTAACCAACCAATGATAATATCGACATTATTTTCGCACCATTCTATACCTTGTTGATCCATATAGGCGGCCCTAGAATTGCAAGAGCAATTTGGTTTAGCGTGTATGCCAATTTTTGATAATAGTTTTTTTAATTCTGTGCCAACTTTGCCAGTTTTATGATATTTAGGATAATTAGGATGAGACACATCAATTAACCATATATCTCCATTCTTGGATACCACACACGGCATCACCTCTTCCATAGTCCATCCACGCTCATCACAACGCTGTTGCAAATACTTATAATGACTTTCCATAATCATGGTAATTGTTGTCCGCAGTCAACCTCTCCACATATTCCGTTTTGCCATGTTCCCCACTGAGGCCCACACTGTTGTTCTGTTTGATTAGTATTTAATTGTTGTTGAAAGTTGGGTAAAGGAAAGTAGGTTCTGCCACCACTACTAATTAAATTTGCAACAGTTAAACATTCATTAGTACCAGCTCCACAATAAAAATTACCGGCTTCAGCAGCACTCGCTATGGCTAAATAATCAGCATCTCCAGATGCCGGACCACAAGTAGCAACATTAGCTAAACTGACCCATCTCCATTCAAAATAATATTCTTTACTCTTCCACCTACAATAAAAAGGATCTCCGTCTAATGCTGATTCGCTAATTTCTAGGTTTGGACTGAAAGTAGTCCCGCCAGCAGGAGTCCAAGTATATTGTCGTGCTGAATTACCTACTATCCATGCTCCGCCAAGAGTTAAAACCGTATCAGCACTCGGAGCACCAACTCCAGTATAAACATAATTACCACCAACATTCTGCCACCCCGGTAAAATATCTGGAATTTCTGGCGGATTTCGAGATTCATAATAATATGAATACGCTAGATTATATCTATTCACATTATAATTACCGGGACCATATCCTGGTGGAGTTAATTCTGCATACACGCCACTTGGACAGTAATCAGTACCACTAACGGCTCCTGGTATTGGCGTATAACTTCCTCCCACATTATCTGCCGCAAACTGACCATTCAGACTACCCTTTACTTCTCTGGTATGTAATATACAGCACAGCGTTTTAGGAATATCCCTACATTCACACTCTGTTTCGGTATCAAAAACATAACTACAAGTTCCTGGCTCAACACCAAGTTCTATTGCACCACTTGGACCTATACAGCAAGAATTATTACGGCATAATCTGGCCGTTGCTGTCATATAATAAATACCAGGATAACCTTCTCCCTTAGGAGTATAACCTATAGTAAAACCACCATTTAGATACGGAGTATTAGCATCACAAAAACAATTGATATTGGGAGGAGCAGGATTGCATGGTTGATTGGCTGTTCCGGTTGATGTTGTAAAAGGAAATGAGCTTGGGTCTGGTAAAGTAACTTCAACAGTACCAATAAAGTTGACTAAAGGCCCTAAAGCTCCGCAATTATTACAACAACTAGCTTGTATATAAGCAAATGGTTCGGAAAATACCGTACAGCAATGAGGACACGGCGACGGATCAGTATCACATGGACTAGACGAATCAAAAGGATCTTGATTATTAATTACTCTGAATGTCCAGCATTCTCCTATTTGAATATCTGGAAATTCCAATTGTGCTTGTGCTAAATTATTTTCATCTACTAAACCATCGTCCGTACACGGCCACTCCAAAGCCCACAGCGGATTGTCTTCTGATGCACTTTCTGGAAAAGCAGATTCGCAACAATTACATCCTGCTGATGCGCACCATCCTAGAGTATTTAGCCAAGCGGCCACTTCTTCTAGTGCTGGCCCTATATTAGAGAGTACAAATTGATTTGCTATTATTCCTCTAGCATTCATACCAGCCGGTGTGATAGTGCAAAAATTAAAACCACCTAACCCGCCCATATTAACAGAACTAGATGTATGAACCAAATAACTAGTTGATCCTGATGATAATTTACATCCGCAGCCGTCACAACAACAATTGCTGTTTGCAGCTAATGCATTATTATTGATTAATATCTTACCATTATATGTATAAATTGGACTCATCACTTATCCTTGTTATCTTTTGTCCATTTGTGCCAGCCTTTATTGGGCAAATAATTTCCATCATCGTCTTTGCGCTTAGGAAATAGTGTTCCTCCTTTTTTATGCTGACCAAATGCTAATATAGCACCACAATCAGCACACCTTAATTCGTAATAATCATTTCCTTCTACATTACGAACAACAAATCTAAGGTTGGTGCTTCCGCACAATCCGCATTTTTCTTCAGCAAAAATTTCTTGGATCAGAGCCAACTCTTTAAATATTTCTTTTTGACCAGATCCTTCTAATTCGAATTCTAGTTTATCTCCAACCTTATATTTGACTTTCATATTTCACCTATTTCCAGTTTGGATCATACCCAATAACTTCTTTAGGTATATCGTTGTTTTGTTGATACCCGGATAGTGTTGTGATAGTTTTCACAGCATCATCATATGATATATTATAGATATTCGAACTATTAATAGCAAGATGATCTAATAATTTATTGATATTGATATTTAGCCTTTTTCCAAAAACATCAAAGAAATTTAATTGACTATGATTAATTGTTGTATTTTGCTCGCTATGATCCACAACATCTTTAGCAATTTCATCCGCCGTAACCACTTTGCGTAATTTTAGAGCTTTTCTTAATGCTCGTCCTTCTGCTCGTGTTTCTGCTACGGCCACGGGATGATTCCTAAATACTTTGTCACAGTTACCCCAATAAACGTCTGCTGCGGCACTAACGGTTCGATATTTAATATCTTCTGGTACAGACTGATCATTTAAAACATAAGACAGAGAATAAACCACAGTGGCTCGTCTCTCATTGGCCAAATCTGGACTTTGAACAACTTCTGTTCTAGCTTCCATTGTGCTACAATTTAATGCTACTTCAAAAATACGCCTTAAACCTTCTGTAGTAGGATTACCATTAATTTTTTCATCATCAGCCAATAAACTTAAAACATGGTCAGTCCATTCCAGATCATTGGGTGATACAGGCTTTTGATTAGCATCTGGTACTGCTGTGTTTTCATTAACAGATTCAACGATTTCTTTTTTGGGTCTTGCCATCATGAGTCTCCTATTTCTAAGTTCCTATTATCTTTATTGGGAAATTTTTGCTGAATATCTTGTAAATAGTTTTTTAATTGATTATAAATTGTTTGTGCTCGTGCTTTGGAAAAATCTCTGGTTTGTTTGATTCTTATCAACACCAAACCCTTGCCTAAAATTAGTCCCGTTTTTTTATTATCATATCCTTTGTTTTTATTAAGATTGTCTTGTCCCCATACCGGTTTAAAGTGTGACGGTCCATCAATCTCAATAGCCACATTTAATTTAGGAAGGAAGAGATCGATCTGCAACTTTGTATTGAGCAACGACTGCTCTTTGTGAAAATCTACTTTGAATCCATCTTTCAATAAACAATCCAGTAGAAATTTTTCCAATTTTGATCCTGTTTTACTAGTTTCTCTGACCGCCGCATTAGCTTCTCTTAAAATATTTTCTTTAATATCATCAGATAAATTTTCCCAATTTTTGCGAGCAGTATCTTTTCGCTTTTTTAATTCTTTAGCATCAAGACTCTCCCATGATTGCATTACAGATAGTCCAATTTTATTTTTTATATCTTCTGATCGTGCCAAACCCTTTGTTGGGTGAGTTGCTTTTCCACTTTTAAGGGCATTTTTTTGAGCTTGGCTCTTATCTTTTATTTTTATACCATATTTTATAGCATCTCTACGAACTTTATTAGCATATGTTCCAGACTCTGATGCTATATCCTGAAAACTTTTATTGTTTTTTTCGTATTCTTTTATTAAGAAACTTTTCTTTTGATCGTCGGATAGTTTATTATAGTTCATTATTTTTCATCCAGCGTAATTTATTATCTATTTCTGTCACTATTGTAAAATTTTTGATCATTGATCTATCTATCAGATGTATTTTATCGTTCGGTATATAAACAATTTTTTCTCCACTAGTTGTATCTCCGTATTCCATATAATCGTCTAGCGATAAAAATATAACAGCTCCTTTATAGGCTATCATATAAAAAGTTGTAAGCATACTATATTCTGAGGAACTATGTATAACTTCGTCAGTAAAAATAGTAAAATCTTCTAGGGGCAATAGTGGTTTAAAAAAATGATATAGTCTGTCGATAAGATCAGACTGTGTTTTAAAATCGGTAGTAAGTATAGAATATGCCATTGTATTAAATATAGTAAGGTATTATGGTTTGATTAAGATCAATAACTTTATTTAAGATTTCAAAAATAAAATTATTATGATTGTTTGGATCGTTAATAAGTTTGCGAAAGATGTCTATGTGCTGCTTAGATATAAAATAAATATCAGATAAATAGTTGTCAAGATCATAGGAGATATTTTCTATTTTGCCATTATTAATAATACAACCAAGTTTAGTCTTATTCTCTTTATCCATAAAAACTTGAGAGCCTCGCTTTTGTTTAAAGGAAGAGAATTCTTTGGTTTTAATGATGCTGTCTCCAAACAGAATCATACAATCTTCATTTAGATAATCTGACACCAGACTCAAACTATATGAGGTATTATATTTATCAAAATCCTTGTTGTGAATAAAAATCATATTTTGATAGGATTTATGATTTTTGTCAACATATGAGGCAAATCTTTTATTATCAAATCCATATACATAAACAATCTTAGAATCAGGAAATCTATTTCTTAGAACGTTATATTGATGAGATAAGAAATTTTGTTTATTAATTTTGATTAGTCCGACGCAACCCTTAGACTTCATCCTTTTTTGATACTTATCTCCAAGAATAATAATATTCATACTATCTTGTAATTTTCTTTTTTGTTCAGAAACTCTTTATGATGAAAAGCTTCAAATCTATAGATTATACTACTGAAAATGATAGCAGTATGATCTTGATTAGATATAATTTCAAACTGTTCCAGATCATTATGTACTAGATTATTCGTATAATCAATAATTCTTTCTATATCATTATTATGATTAACTACAGATAATATAAATCTAAACTTATGATTTAATGATATAATATTATGAAGAATATCGGCATATTCTGTAGTAAGATCTAGTATGGTTTGAATACGCCACACATACGCCGTATCATATTTCTTAAATAAGGCTTCTAGTTTAGCGTATGGGAATTTTAACTCATTATCTGCATATCTGATTAATATAACTTTTTTGGGCTGAATTCTGCACTTTGAAATCTGACCCAATAAAGAGTCAACATCATCTAAAGATAACTTTTTTAAGTCTATAGTAATTAGATAGTCTAATTTATTAGTTTCTTTATATTTTTTTATTTTATCTTCTAGATCAGCATTTTCCAATCCGAACTGTTTGAACCATTTATTTTCCCTATATCCTATGCACTTTTTGCCATTCACAATATAAAATTCTTTCTCATCATCATAAGCTTCTAATAATGAGATATTCTTATTTTTATATACAGAGAGATAATCTATCGCACAACCATTCTGTGTTTTATTATCATAAATAGCAAAAACACAATTTTTACAGGGGGTGTGGATTGTGTTGATCTGATCATCTAGGTTCATATAAAATCTTCTTTCATAATACTATTAGGATCTAATCTCATTCTTTCGCAATTAATCTTATTACTAATTAGACTTTCTAAAACTTCTATGGCATAACCCCTATCAGCATTAACCATACCACCATTTTTTGCTACGATACCTGTTGTTAATTCTTTAATTAAGATTTGTATATTGGCGGTTTTTAATAGATGAGGATCATTGATAATTTTCAGGCATATAAATTCTATGAATTCTTTGTTGGTTAGATCCGCTGGGACTTTCACCGACATATTCTGTACCTGTGGAACATTTTTAGAATCCCAAGGTATTTTTTTATCAATGTCAACACTGTCAAAAGCTTCTTCCCAAACCTTATAAACATTATCCCAAGTATACAGAGATATACATTTTTCTCTAATAATCTTACTATTCTCTTCTTTTGTTGATTGTGATGTATTCACAAAAAAATTATAAAGCATCTGAGAAGTAAAATTATTGTCCGGATACGCCCTATCCGCATTAATTTCCATTTCTCTAAAAAGTTTTTGTACAGGGATAGGGATTCCGTTGAGATTTTTTACTATCTCCGTCATTGCACTATGATCCACAGCGGCAATTTGTAATCCACAAGCAGCAGCCTCAACTTGAGGCATACCAAAACCTTCGCAAATAGCATATTGAATGAAAATATCGAATAGATTATATATTTCATTTAATTGTGCAGTATTAATACCGTTAGATGGAGAAGCCATCATCACAGATCTATTGTTGCATTTTTGGCAAACAGAAATCCCACCTCTAAATTTTGATGGATGAAAGTGGCCGCATTGCTTACACCTGTATGTAAAATAAACTTTATCCAATAGATCGAATTCTAATAATAGTGCCGGTAAATCCCATCCATTTTCTTCTGGATAAGAAGTATGTAAATACAGATAGGTTTTTTCATAAATATCTAGTTGATTGGAATCTTTTAGTGCTTGTAAGAAATTCTTAAATGCAATCAACATATCAGCAATTAATTTGCGCTTTTGATTACGCATAACTAGTCCGATAATATTTAAGTCTTTACCAAAGAATTTAAGTTTGTGGGCGGTCTTATTTTCTATTGGAAAAAATTCATTTGGATTGATACCGGCATTAGCAATTTTTGGGAAAAGATTAATCCTATTACCACAACTATTAGTTAAAACATCTTTTGCCCACTGTGTATATGGAACAACCAGTTCAGCATTTTGATATGTATACAGCCAATCAATTTTAGGTGGATTAGAATCAGTCGTAGGCATAATAATCCAATTAAAATGATGCCTATATGGACTCATATCCTGATAAAAATACATCCAATAGTCTCTAATATCAAAAACTATATGTGGCTTAAAATCTATAAGACATCTGTTAAATCTCCACATACCAAACTGATTTAGATGATTACTTTTGTATTGCTCTACTCTAGGATCATTAAAACCGATAGCATTAGCATAGAATTTCCAAGGAATATTTTTTATCCTATGATCGTTTACATCACAATAACAACCAAGTTCAGCAACAGTATATTTATCGCTGTTGTGAATACGAGATATTATCTCTTTACCATATACTCCATATCCAGTATCTAAAATACTGGCATCATTAGCTATAAAAATTCTTTTTTTGGTTGTTGTTTTTGACATAAATTATATAGAATAAGAAAAACCTCTAGTAGCAATAAACTACTAGAGATTCTCTTAAACTTTATTTGCTCCTCAGAATGCTACTGTAGTAGTATCTGCTGTCTTCTCAGTCTTTTTAGTTTTGAGAATCTTAGCAAAATTATTAACACGTACCTTTAATGTACTATGTTTAACGCCGTCCTTTTCCCAGCTATCATTTCGCAGTGAGCCTTCGACCATTACTAGATCGCCCTTCTTAAAAGATGAACCTATGGCTTCGGCACCGCTATCCCACGCTTCACATTGAATAAACGAAGTAATCTTATCTTGTTCACCATTGGCCTTGGTGAACTCTCTTGAGACAGCAACTGTAAAGTTTACTACAGACGTTTGCTTATCTCCTACAACTCGTAATTCTGGATCTCTTGCAAGATTACCTCGTAACATAACAATATTCATATCGTCTCCTTTTTAAAAGTTAAAACCCAAAAACCAATAACTTCTATATTGTAGGTCTGTGTGACACAAAGTCAAGTTTTGGCGATATATGCCTTTTCTACAACGATACCATCTGCGTTTTTTGTTTTATTGCCTTTGACAATAATTATATTTCCGATAAATAAAAGATTTTTATATGTTTTATATTGTTCAGGAAAAAATATTATAGAGTCCACACCACCGGTTCCGTCAATCATAGTCACAAACGCCATTTCTTGACCGGGGGTTTTTCCTGTTTTCGTTTTCACAATATTAATATTGTCTATTTCTCCACCCAGGATTAGGTTATCTTTCATGGTTGTATTTTTAATCTCTCTGCATGTAATATTAGTCATACTAATATCATACATATCTAATTTTGAACAAGTAATTGAGCATCCTAGTAGTGTATCCTCAGAATCGGCTAACCATTCCGCACTATCGTCCAAAGAATATGGAGGGTAAGATAAAGAATATATTGAATCTTCAATGGTTTTTTTACGATTCTTATTAATTCTAGGTACAGTAAGCAAAAACTCTAAACCATCTTTTAGATTAGAAAAAGAACCAATATTAGCAGCAATATTTTCTAATTCTTTCTTTGTTAAATTGCTCATGATGTTATACTCAAACAACATCTTATTGCGAGACATAGGAATAAAACTCAAAGCACCACTTTGTATAAGTGCCTTAGCGGCAGTAGAGTTTATGTTAGGTAGCAGTAGGCATAAGTATTGTAGCCATTTTGAATTATTGAGATCAAAAGTTTGGGACATGATAACTAATTTATCAAACACAGACTTTCCAACTCCCTTTATGTCGGTTAATCCAAAATAAATTTTGTTGTTTTGCAATATAAAGAATTCGTTTAGATTCCGAATATCTGGCGTGTTTATAGTTATATCCATTTCGCTGGCATTTTGTACCAATTCTTTGATTTCTGCCTGAGGATCTATTTTGTCTTTAGCAAAACGTAAATATGATGCAAAAAATATTTTAGGGAAATGAGCTTTAGCATAGGCCGATAGATAAGCATTGATAGCATAGCTCACACTATGAGACTTATTAAAAGAATATCTTTGACTCTTTTCTATCCAGCTAAAAATTTGTTCTGCTTCATCAGTATTAACTATGTTGAGTTTTTTTGCTCCTTCTAAAAATTTTGCTTTTACTTTTGCCATTTCTTCCGGTTTTTTCTTACCAATGGCTTTTCTCAACATATCTGCTTCTTGCAAATTAAAACCAGCTATAACCTTCGTAATTTCCATAGCCTGTTCTTGATATATCATTTCACCATAAGACGTTTTTAAAATCGGCTCTAGCGAAGGGTGAAAATAGTCTAAGGATTCCTGAGCGTTCTTTTTATCAATATAGTGATTGGTAACACTTTTACCATCTCTAATTGCTTCTAGAGAACCTGGGCGTAAAATGGCTATTAGGGCAGATAACTGCTCTATATTTTCTGGTTTTAATTTTTTGGCTATTGATCTACCAAGTCTGGACTCTAATTGAAAACACCCCTTGGTGTTTCCGTCAGAAATCAAATCCCATGTTTTTTGACAATCTAAATTAATTGAATCAATACTAGAATCAAAAACAATCTTGGACGCATCATCTTTTTCCAAAAGATCAAAACAACAACCACACTGATATTGATATTTTTTACTCATTATATTATGCAAAAGCTTGTTTGAACTTAATTTTTTGTCCTAAATTTCTATGCAATTTCATAAACCTGATAATAATTGCAGCGGTATCTTTTACGTCTTTTAATGCGTCATGCGCCCCAATTTTTGATATGCCAAAATAATCTCTGACAGTATCAAGAGTATAACTTTTAAGATCACTATTGTGTTCAAACCAATAAAACATTAAGTTCATTGCATCTATAACATCTCTTGGAAAAAATAAATCTGTTCTTTTTTCCTTATTGAGATTTCCGTACTTATTGCTTAGTCTATCTATGATAGTTAGATCAAACCTATTAATATTATAGCCAGCAGCAATAGGAGCAGAAAATTGACTCTTTTTTGAACTTCTGGTATGATATTTATCTAAATAATTAACAAACATATTCCAAGAATGTTCTTGTTTAGGATAGGTATACCAATCTTTCAAAATGTCATCTTTACTACATCCTTTGACCTTAGCATGAAAATCTAATATGTCTGTTTCATACTTATAGTCATTATTATTTTCTAAAACCTCTGGTTTAAAATTAATATTAAATTCTGACCCATCAATAATTTCTAAACTTATTGGATCTATCATTACAGCTGCTATTTGAACAGGGCTGCATAGCGTTGGATCAGAACCGTCGGTTTCAAAATCAAAAACGCAAATTTTATTGTAGTTGATCATTAACTTCTACTTCTGTTAATGGTGGTATAAAAATTTTATGCTGAGCATTTGATGATTGTTCACAGTTAATTGAACGACAGCAGCTCACTTTCACCGCGGCTATTTTTTTATATTCTTCACCATTATGTTGAAATAGTTCTCCATCGGTCAAGTCTTTAAATTGCTTTTTCATATTTTACTCCTTGTATTAATAAGTCTTGAATAGTCATGATTTTATCCAACATTGCTACGCCAAGAATATCAAATTTAATAATACCAATACCTTCTAAGTCTTGCATTTCCATGCCCGCTATTAATTGTTCGTTTTTACTATCATAAACCATAGGACAAATATCTTTTAATGGCTCAGAACTAATAGCAATACCAGCCGCATGTTTTGATTGATTTGATTTGGTTCCCTCTAATCTAATAGCCTGCTCAAACCTTTTTGCCAACGGCCCCTGTAATTCATTATTTTCGTCTATATAACACCATTCTCTTAATTTATCAGCATTATTTTCTAAAGCCCAGCGTATAATAGACGCTTCTCCTGTTTCTTCCTTCATTTCTTGTAATTCGTCGGCTATCTTAGCTTCATCTGGAATATTTTTTGTTATTCTGTTCATTTCTTCAAAAGATATATTGCCATATACTCTTAATACATCCTTTAAAGCACCTCTACCCTTAATGGTATTGAAGGTTACCATCTGTGATACTTTATCATGACCATATTTATCTTTTATATACTGTATAATATTTTCTCTTTTATTAATCGGAACATCCACATCAATATCCGGCATACTAATACGATCCTTAGTATTTCTGCCAGAATTATAAAATCTATCAAAAAACAGATTATATTTTATAGGATCAATACTAGTAATACCTATTAAATAGGATACTAGACACCCGGCAGCACTTCCTCTACCCGGCCCAGGCAACCACCCACTTTGGCGAACATAGTTCACTATATCTTGCACAATTAAAAAATAACTAGATAGACCCGCTCCCTGTAATACATCCAACTCATATTTTATCCGATCCAAATATATCTGTTGATTTTCTTTAGGGATAACTGGTGCTATTTTTGTTTTCCAGCCATATCTACACAGTTCTCTCAAGTATTCATCTTGGTCAAAACCATCTGGACACTTAAATTGTGGTAGTTTAGGCTTACTTAAAATATCATAATCCTCAATCAAATTTGCTACATAATTTGTATTTTCTATTTCTTGTGCGGTATGTAATGCGGCCATCTCTTCTTGTGAAGGAATATGATAGTTATCGGATGTAAAAAATCCAGACAAAGGAACATCTTCGTTATGGCTAATTTTTCGACTAATTTCCGGAAATGTGGTTTTTAGATTATTACAAAGTAGAATTCGCTGATCAATAGCGTCCTCTTTTCTGCAATAATGAGCGTCTGGAGTACATATAATCTTTGTGTTCGTTTCTTTACCTAACTGTCTTATGGCATCTGTTAATATTTTTTGTACTGGTAAATTATCAATATCCATTAGTTGAGCTTCTAGAAATACTTTATTATCAAAAATAGTCTTCAGCTTGTTGATTAAATTTATACCTAAGGTTTTCCAATCTGATTTCAATTCGTAATTATCCAATATCTCATCGGCCAAAAGAGAACCAAGATGTCCTACTATGGCGATAAGATTACCGCTATTTAATTTTGATAGATGTTCTAAATCCAATCTTGGCTTATGATAATAATGCTCTGGCTTATTGGATTCTGACACTATTTTTATTAAGTCTAACCACCCTTTATAATTCTGAGCAAGAACTATGAAATGACTTAAGTTTTTATTTTCCTTGTTCTGTAATTTAGGATCTTGCTGACAAATATAGAGTTCGCAACCAAGAATCGGTTTGATTCCAGCATTTTTCATAGCTGAGTAAAACTTCACAGCACCGGCTATATTGCCATGATCTGTTAATGCACAAGCGTTTGCGCCAATTTCTTTGCAGCGTTCAGCCATTTGCTCTGGTTTTGAAAGACCATCGAGCAAACTGAACATACTATGTGCATGAAGAGGAATATAGTTCATTCTGCGCTTCCGGGTGCTTTGTACTTACCAACAGTATATCCTGGAGTCATATAGGTGTCAACTACATTATTTATACCAAGCAACTCTATATCATGTTTAACTTGTTCGCATTTGGTCATGAGCGTATCAATTTTGCACAACTGTCCGTCCCTATATTCTAGTATTGGCAACACATGACTATTTTCGAATGTTGTTTTTCCAAAATGGCATAATTTAGTACATTTCCAACTTTTATTTAGTTGTGGTTTAGTAGTATTTTTTATGATTTCAAATTTGGATCTAATCATATCTTCTGTTTTTGGTAAATCGCTTTTATCATAACAAACACTAAATGCTCCGCCATCATTAATAAAATTGATCGTAAAGATTATATGTTCCATATTTGGATATAAATGACTCACAGCATAATGATAAATTCTCAATTGTGGATCATTCTGTAATTTAGCCAATGTTTTTTCTTCCCCAGTAGCCCAATCTAATCGTCTGCCAGTTTTCCAATCAACAATTTCTATTGTATTGTTGTCTACGCTCGTAATCAAATCAATAGTGCCTTTTATAGCCAAATAACCTTCTAATATACCGTCTTTTGTTTGATAAGAGTATTTAGCCCAAGGTTTTTTTATTACAATATCAAAGTGTTGCTCAGGCTGTAAGATGGTTCTGTTCCTTGGATCAAAGGCTCCACCATGCGCCTCAATCGCTTTATTGACCCACAGATGACAGTCTTTATAGTCTTTGGAACTCCACTGGTGATGTTTAAACTGCGACGAATAGTAGTTATAAACCTGTTCGATAATAGTGTTCAAATTATATTTTTTGATATCAATATCGCCAATAATATCGTCATTATAAATGCTTTTCTTTTCTTGTTCATATAGTTTAATATAGGCTAATATTTCCATAACCTTATGTACTATGGTTCCTTTATCAGCCTTTTGATTGGATGGACTTCGTATGCCCAAATTATATTCGATAAAATACTGCATTGGACACATGGAATGCGTTCCATATGAACTGCTTCTTAAGTATGTGATTATAATTGGAATAGTCCTTTCTTACCTAGAAAATGTATTATTATGGATGTTTGTTCATCAATAGATATAGAATCATTATTCACAACCAAATCAAAATGAACAGGATCATAATTTGATGTATCTAATGCTGTTTCACTAGCATGATCAGAATTATATGGATTACGTGTAAGTTTTATAACTATTCCACCAGCATCTTTTACTGCTTGTACTTCATTAGGAAAACGGCAATCTGCTATTACTGCTATATCTGGTTTATCTACAGATATTTTGTTAATAGTGGCAGAGGCCCATACATCGTGTTTCATTTTACGAAACACATCAGTGCCAACAAATTGCATTACTTCTCTTGCTGTTAAGTCTTTACCTTCCCACACCAATCCTGTAGAAGTGTTTTTATCAATATCATCACCATAGCACTGTTGATAAGATAAGCCAAAAATATTCATACATATATCCTTTTTGAGAGGATCTGCAAAATTATACATCTTGGCACTTAAGGGTGGAGAAACTTTTAATACAGCTTCTGAACACGTTGTTTTGCCAGATTGCTTACGTCCAGCAAATGCTACGATTTTTGTCATTTGATACTTTCTATATATGTCTTAATTTCTTGGTTGATTTCTTCGCTATTCATTTCTCCAATATCGGGTTTGCTGATCTTGGGAACAAAAATCCTATATGTATTCTGACATTTTTGTTTGATGGTTTCAGCTGCTTTTCTACCAGCATCATCATTATCTGTTAGAATAATAAGGTTCATAGCTCCAGAAGAATCTAATAATATCTTTTGCCTATCGCTTAAAGACGATCCAAACATAGCTACGCTATTATGTATTCCATTTTCTTCTAATCTCCATACATTACCAGGACTTTCTACTATAATTGCTGTAGATGAATTTAGTATGTGTTCTTTAGCAAACCAGAAATTATATAGGGTATTTTGACTCTTGAAGTCAGCGTTGTGCTTCCATTTAGGAAATTTCCATACTTCATCAGGCTTTGGACAAGAATTTTCTGGATGGTGATATGATTTACACGATGAACATTTTTCATAAATGCTTCTGCCAGTACACCCTATCATATACTTATAATCATGATCATATATAGGCACAACTATCCTGTTGCTCATTTCTCTATCGGGATTTGTGCATAATCCCACATCATATTTTATTAAAACCTCTGTAGAATAATTCCTATTGATATAATATTGAGCAGGAATTTGTAGAGATTTGGTTATTTGCTGTCTAGTAATCTGAGACTTAGTTATTTCTGCATTTTTACTTATATAATTTATTACATTGGTAAATTGCTTTTTTTCTCTGTCGGCTCTAGAAATTTTGATATCTTTAATATCTTGTTTAATAAATCCTAAAGCATAATTAACAGCATCATTAAATGAACACATATCATCACCAGGATTTGTCCATCCGTGCTTATGGTGAGATAAAACTCCCCTTATGAAACCAAGAATAGAGCCCTTAAAGATTTTTTCACAATTGTGAGTTCTACACTTCCAATTGCCTCTATATGTATCTCCTTCTGGATATAAATTAAGAGCAGAAGCATTGTCCCCGCCATGTATGGGACAAGCCATTATGATCATTTTAGAATTGGTTTTGTATTCAACATTTAAAGCATTCAACAAACCATCTATATTATCGCAAACCTGATCGCAAATTATTTTCAGTTTTAACTGATCATTCAAAGGGGATTTGGTCTTCTTCGTCATTGTCTTCATCTATAATAAAGCCTTCGTCGCTAGATTTGGAATTATGTTTAATTTCGAGATGTGTTTTGCCTTCTGTGATTTTGGCACACCAGCCCTTCATATGACAGTTTATATAATCGTTATCATCTAATCCTCCGCCGTGTCTACTGACGAGAGGAATTAATTTACGATTACCACCATCCGGGCCATCTTCTGCAATTTCTTCATCGCTTTTACGTTTGAAAATACTAAAATTACTACATAGCCAAATGATTCTATCCGATCCACTAGCAGAATCGGTGCTTTCTTTGGTTATGCCGTCGCGGTTTAACTGAATGAATGCTACTATAGGAACCTTATATCTAACAGCAAAATTATGCAAACTAGTCATCATAAAGCCTAAGACTTGGTATTCTTTTAAGTCCTGAGATATACCAGCACTATCCATCAACTTTAAATAGTCATAAAAAATAACACAGTCTTTCGCTGTACCATCATCATTTAAACCTACATCTTTAACCAACCATCTTCTCATTATGGCTAGTTGATCTTCAAATGGTTTACCTGCAATACTTTTATGATATAGTTTAAGTTCTTTAAGTTCATCAGCCGCTTTAATTAGCTTATTCTTTTTGTCTGGAGAATCGGCAAATTTACCAGTTTCGATAGTATTAATTTCTATCTCGCTCATCATTGCTAAAATTCTATTGATATGGTCTTCCTTGTTCATTTCTGTATCCATATTAAGAACAGGAATACCTAATTTGGCAACATTACGCCCCATATTATCTGATAATAGTGTTTTACCGGTTTTTGGTCTTGCTCCAATAACGTTGATTGTGCCTTTTCTTAAACCTCCGCCAATTGCTTGATCATAAATAGGAAATCCTGTTGGAATACCAACCTGATCTATTTTATTTTCTTCTAAATTTTTAATGTATTCGTCTACTGTAGAACCAATAATAACTGGATTATTATCTGTATCGTTTAATAGTGAAGTAAAATTAAAGATACTATCTTCAGCCAAGCCTATTATAGAAGATATTGGCTCAGATCCTGTTACTTCAAGAATTTTATCCTGAGCAAGTTCTAACTGTTTACGTAATAGTCGTGCAATTTCTAGTTTACGAATTTTGGCAGCAAATTTTCTTACATTCTCAAGACTAACAGGAAAATCCATGATAGCTTTAAGATGTTGGGTTTCTTCTTTTTTTGCTAATACTTGAGCAATACCCAGCTCCTGTGCCGTAGAATATATAGATGCAATATCAATTGTTAATTGATGATTTTCACATAAATGCTTAAGACATTTAAATATAATGATATTGCTGTCTACAGTAAAAGAAGATTCTTGAAGAATATCTGCAATATCTAAATACGCATTTTCTCCGTATGTACAAATTCCAGCCAATACTGCTCTTTCGGCAGCGGGATCACACAATATCATCAGCCTGCTCCTGTTGAACACTTGTTGCACTTGTATCTTTCAATAGACTCAACAAGCGCCGGTGCAATTTTATCTTTTTTACCACATATCCTACACTGTACTTTTACATAATCGAACGGCCTATTTCTAGCTGTTGGAGGTGGTTTTTTAATTTTTCTGTCTATTTCAACATCTTCTTTACACATCGCAAATTCTGCCATTTTTTCAAACTTATTTAAGTTCTTTTTCTTTACAGTGCTTTTAGGACTTGTTGTTTTTTTAGTACGCTTAGTCTTGGGTGCTGCGTCTGAATCATCTTCAGACTCTAAACCCTTTTGTAGAATAGCAATTAAAGCTTTTATATCATCATTATCAAGAGCCATGTTTCACCTTTGTTCTTTGAACAGAAAGCATTATATCAGAAAGATTTTTTACACTATTAGCCAAATAAGACAATCTATCCATGCGTTGTTGAGCATATCTTTTAATCTTATTTAGGGTATTAGCCTTATCATTATGTTTAATAGCCTGTAGAGATTTTTCCATAAATCCGTATCCTTTATAATTGTTGATCTCATCAGCTATTGTTTCTTTAATATTTTCTTCGGCCCAATTATGCCTAGCTATTTCTCTATTTAATGTTCTTTGTAGAAAGAAAGCGTATTGTGCTAATCTATATGAAATTTGAGCACAATCTTCTGGATTGAGTTTCTCTATGGCATCTCTGTTCATGGTAAAATATTGATTTAATTCATCTTCAACAAAGCTATGATTATCAGAATATTTACCCAAACCAATACCATTCTCATATTCATCCAATATATCATCCCAATATTTGACTTCTTCTTTTGATGTTTTAAGCATTGTTGATTCTTTCTAGCCATGTCTGTTCGTTTTCATCATAACGTAATACAATATGTTTGATATTATTAAGCTGACACCACTCTTCTTTATCTCTATCTCTTTTCTGAGATTTGAGAAAATTTAAAACGGTGGTGTGATAAAATGGCACAAATTTATAATGTTGCTCGCCATGAACTTCTACGCATACTTTCTTAAGAGGTAAATAAAAATCAAGATATAAAGTTTCACCCTTTTTTAGTGGAATCGGTACCTCTTCCAATATTTGTAAAGTTGGATAATTTTGTGTAATAATTGATCTGGCAGCCAAGTGAAGAGAGGATCTATTAGATACTCTACCCTTGGCCATATTTCCTGTTAATAACCAATTATGGCTGTTTCCGTCCAGATCCTTAATTAGCATTTGATGCCCATGGTGGTTTTAATACTTGTTACCAAATCAGCATATGCCTTATTATTATCTAATAAATATTGTCTTACTTTCTCTGTTCCTTGAAATTTGGGCTTGTCCTCTAATGAGGTCAAAGTATACCAAGCACCACCTTTGTGAATTATACCCATGTCAGAACCAAGTGTAATGGCTTCCATGTATTTGTCAACACCCTGACCATAACGTATATAACTTGTGATATTGCCACCCGGAGGACCAAGTGCCGAGCAGACTACTTGCCATTCTATTTCTTGCCCTATTTGAGTACTATCTGCACTAAGTAGCCACGGCTTAAATGTTTTGGCTCGTAATTTTATGTCTGTTTGATAAGCAATAGCTTGACCGCTCTTTTCTTTAAATTCTGCACCATAACCGGTAGGATTACCCATTAAATGAGTAATACCAATAACAACATTTTTATTGACAGGAATAACATTCGCAACCTTGCGACAAAATTTTGCTAATAATTTTGCCCCATCTGCTCTTTGCATTTTATCCATTTCGCTTGTGATTTCTGCTTCGGTACATAATGCAGAATACGAGTCTATGATTAGTATGCTTCCTGGAATTTCATTAATAATTTTTTCTGCTATTTGTAGATATTCTTCTGCGTGTAGAATTTTACCTTCTTGACTACCTATAATATGAAAACGATCTAATTGTAATCCTGGTATTCCTTCTAAATCTCTTTTTTTCAATCTACCTTCAATGTTTAGATAGTACACTTCTCGTGGATTTTTAAGAGTTCCTTGATATTCTGGTTTTTGTGCGGTTGCTGCAAAATCTAGGGAGGTTGTTGTTTTGCCGCATTTGGGTTGTCCTGTTAATACAACAAAACTACCTTCTGGTATACCACCGTTTAATACTATGTCTAAAGAAGGACTAACAGGAATAATTACACTCTTTTTATCAATTAAAGCATTCCCTGTCAATATAATATTATCGCCAAAGTTTTTTACTACATCTTCTTTAAGACTCATTATCCAGATCCTTTAGTTTAGAAATTATATTTTGTTTTTTGTTAGAAATACCAAACGTTACAGTCTCAGGTCTGTTAAGATTAAGAGAAAGTTCTGTATTTTCAGATTTGAGTATTTCTTCTTCTGACTCTATGATAGGGATCAAAAACGGTGCTCGCAGGGAATATATTTTTTCTGCTTTATAGTTATTGAGCGCCCTTATGATCGCTGTGTCTGAAAATTTTTGTAATAACTTATTTGCAGAAGCAATTTGATCTCTATAAAATTTAGACCATTCTTTATTTGTCCAAAATCTAAAATGTAAATCTTTTTTTGTAGATTTTGCCCTTTTTTCACAAATAATTTCTGTGATATATTGTGCGGCAGTAACTAGTTTACCATTAGAATATTTAGATGGATATTGTTTCTTAGACATTTTATCAGATATTCGTACACAATATTATTTTTTTGGTCTAAAAATATAGTTCTGTGTTTTTTGTCTTAGAGTATCCATGTTTTTAATAAATTCGTCAGATAATTGAGCAGCAGCCTCTGTCATGATACTAACTGTGTTGGATTTTTTAGCAGAAGTTTGTCTGATCATTAGGTCTTTTGTTTTATCTGTTTTTGTTGGTGCTTTACAAGAGGACTGTAATACCTTGTTAACATCAGCTAATGAGAGTTTCAATTCTTTTGCTATATCTTCAGCATCTTTTTTACCATATGTGGACAGATATTTGATAGCATATTCTTTAGTTTTACTTATCTTTGCCATTAGTTCATCTCTCTTTCAGCGTTATTTAACCACGCAATATTTTTAGTTGTTAAGAAATTTAGATATAATTCAAAAATCTGACTGTTTACTTCCTTGAATTCAAACTGCTTACGTCCTATTTTTGATAAAAACTTAGTATTATTACCTTCACTATAAAGTCCAATTGGATTATAGATTTTGCCATAAGTACCAACCTTAATATAGTACCTTGATGGCTTGTTGTCTGTGGTTACTGTTTTAGCAACAACTTTTCCGGTTTCTTCATTGGCCCTGGGTCTATTTTGAGTATCTAGAAAATCATGATCTCCTAGTATGGTATAAAACTCATAAACCTTATTTGGAGGATCAGAATTTTGTTGGAAAAATAAATTTTGTTTTTTTAACTCGGCCATATAGTTTTTGTCCCTTTCTTCATACGACTCATACCTTTTGGTAATGGTTTATCTTCTGTTCTGTCTTTGTAAGAATTGTGTTTTTCATATAAAGCAATTTTTTGATCTTCGCTTAATCTGTCTCTATTTCTATTTGCTAAGTCGCCTATAGTTTTTAATTCAGTATCAGATTTTTTTACTGAAGTATTTTGAGTAGATACGTCTTTAATATAAGATCTGTGTGTCTTTTTACTGTTGCATATTGAACAATTCGGTTTTTCTATATAGTCTTTGATATAAAAAAATAACTCGAAATCCGTGTTGCAACTATCACAATAATACGAATATGTTGGCATTAAAAGTATGCTTCCGGCAAATAAATTTCCCATTCTTTCGGAATGTCTGACTTTATCTTAATCAGATGGCTGACTATAGGCAAGTATTTTGGATTTTTCTGTGGTGCTATTGGCAAATTCTGTAATGGCATATTGGCCTGTTTTGGTGTACGATTACGTTTTTTACGATTACAATCAATACATGCAGTAACAATATTAGTCCAAGATGTTGGAGATCCTATATTATGATTCCAAACAGATTTTGGAATGACATGATCATATGTTAAACTATTATTATCAAATTTATGATTACAATATTGACAGGTAAAGTTATCTCTAATGAATAAATTTTTCCTAGAAAACTTAACTGTGTGTTGATTAATACGAAAATATTTTGCAGTTTTGACTACTGCCGGAATTGGGTGTTTTCTATTATTGGATCCAACTATAAAATCATCCTTATAAAAATCTAATATTTCGACACCTATCTTATTGTCGTATTCGTGTTTGATAGACCACACTAGTGCTCTCTGCCAATTAATAATTGTCAAAGGCGTATAATCAGCATTGAGCACTAAGCATTTAGCGTGTTTCTGTTGCATTTTCGTAAGAGTCTAATCTACCTAAGATATTTCCAATGATAGGATTACGCACAATATCTTTCATATCTAAATAGGATATTCCTATTCCATCCATGTTTGCTAATACTTGAGTCATGGTATAAAAGCCACCCTGTAAATGTCTATTTAAATCTGATTGACTAATATCCCCTGTTAATACCATTTTACTGCCCATACCCAATCTTGTCAATAGCATTTTTAGTTGATCATAAGAAGCATTTTGACACTCATCTGCTACTATAAAGGCATCGTGAAAGTTTCTTCCTCTCATGAGTCCTAGTGGTACAATTTCTATCTTATGATTAATCTTCAGTGTGGCATATTGTGCCGGAGAAATAAAATGATTGATTTCGTCAAGAAGAGGCAGTAAATATGGATGTAGTTTTTCTTCGGCTGTTCCTGGTAAATACCCAATTTTTTCACCAGACTCAACAACTGGTCTAGTAACAACTATTTTTTTTATTTTTTCATCTAATAAATATTCTAATGCCATACCCACAGCAATATGTGTTTTACCACTACCAGCAACCCCTTGGCAAAACGTAATATGGTTTTCTGCTATAGTACGAATATATTCCTTTTGGTTGTCGGTGCGTGGCTTTAGTCTATTTCGATAGCTTGTATATCCTGATGAATTTAGTTCATTATCTAATTCAATTAATTTAGATTTTTTTTGTGCATTTTTGGTTTTTTTTCTCAATGTAGACCCTTTATGGATAGAGTTAAATTAGACACGCGCCACCGGCACAACTAATTTCCTCGATCCCGGCCGTATTATCCTCTGTTTCTGATAGTTGTGTATAATCAATCTTTTTAAAGCTATTGAATAGGTCACAATAAATCTTCCAATTATAAACATCTTTCATGCAGTATGTTAATCGTTTAGTATCTCCATCAAAATATTTACCAGCAAAATTTTTCATTTTGGTAACAAATAACAACTTATCCTGAGTATCATCAGATTTTGCTAAATTCATACTAACATAGTCACACGCTGCCCATAGATTATTATTAAATGCATTTAAACCAAGCTCAATTAGACCAGAGCACCATAATGCAGCATCTCCGTATTCCTTTACAATTTCACGGCTAGTATAAACCGTAGTAAATGGCGCCTGTGGATAGTCTTTATCTCCGCTCTGAGGTATTAAACTAATACCAGCAAAGTATTTACGATTATCATATATAAACTTGGTCACATCGTCCCACTCATCGGGTTTGACTGTTACAGTATTACTTACATTATGACTCAAATATTCCTGTGTGCATAAATTTTTATTCTTACCAGACTGTACCCAGTTTTTTTGTGTTTCTTTAACTATTGCAAGCATTTCAATGGCTGGTAATTGATTTTTCAGTTTTGCACCGTCTGGTACTTCAATAGGAAACTTTATTACTTCGTCAGTATTATTGGCTGACCAGCTAGACTTTTCACATGCTTGAGGATTTAATTTTTTGAAGTGTTGGTATGGTGCTTCTAAAATGTTAGCCTGTACATGACGTATGTATCGCTTGGCGTGATGTGGATGTATGCCGGAACTTGTTCCTAACATACTACTACTGGTGCCTTCTGGCTTTAAGCAAGTTACTCTTGCTGCCTGATTAATACCAATTTTTTTAGCTAGTATCTTATTGGTTTCAACTGCAATTTTTGCACCCTTTGTTAATACTTTTTCTGTTAGTACTAATTCATGCTTTTCCATTGTGCCGGTTAATGAGACACCTAAAAGGGCTTCTCTATCAAAAATTCTTTCACTAATTTCACCAAGATATTCTAATTTAGTAAATCCAGCTTGTAATGTTCCAATAATTGCAGCTGCTTTACATCTTTCATAAAAATCTTCTTCATCGGCAACGCTCGAACAATTAATTGTGGATAAATTGCATCCTTGCCATCCGCTTTTTCCGCTGGCTTGATCAACAGGCCACATACCAATTTCAACACATGGATTAAAAATCATTTCTGTTGATTCGCTCCAAATGAATCCTGGTTCTCCAAATTCTTTCACAGATTGCATTAAAGTATTAAATTCCTCAAAAGTGGTTTCATTCTTTAATAGGAGTGCGGAATTATTACTTCTTGCTCTCTGTGGGTTATCTATGTACCAGTTACCAGTTTTAGCTTTTGCCATTTCTTCGTCATCTGGACTAAATAAAGCCAGACTAGCCGATCTTCTTACACCACCACTCAGAACAGCATCACTACTATGCATTACAATATCGTAAGCATCAATGGGGCGTAATTTTTTTTGTCCATCGGCTATACAGCGATCTAATAAAGATCGTATTTTTTCAAGACCATTTGCTAATGGCTCATAACCTGGGGCTTTACCAACACCAGATGCCAAGGACGATCCTTTTGGTCTAATATTAGAATAATCAAAAACTATATGACAATTCTTATACTGTTTGAATTCTTCTACTGGTTTACTAAAATAACTACTCAGTAAAACCCCAAGAGCATCAGACCATCCTTCTATACTATCGTCAATCACATATTTTGTGCCTTGTCCTTCGTCGGGATTATGCTCTAGAGTTGGCAGTTTTGCAACATGGTGTTTTTGTACGCTAAATCCTGTGCCACTGCCGCATAGCAATAGCCAAAAACATTCCTGAAAAAATCTAAGCCTATCACAATAAGAACTTGTACAGTTATATATTTTAGCATTCCTTTTAAGGATAGGATCCCCACCAAATTGCAATGCTCTTTGACTACCAAGAACCTTCTTTTTATACATAATATCATATGCCCAATCAATATCGTCCTTAATACCATATTGATCGTATTTTGTGTGCATCATATCTCGCACTCTATCAACAGCTTCTTTCCATGTTTCACGACGTTGCTTATCTTCTAACCAACGGGCATACTTACTGACGAATGTATAATTTTGAAGCTCTTGAAGTGCCGACATACTATCTCCTATATAAAATTGCTGAAATGCCCAGTAATACTGTGAGTTGAAAAGAAGTTAAACACATTTCTGTATTACCGGTAAACTTATGATATAAAAAAATAAAAATACTAATATAGAATAATACTG